AAACTAAACCTTTGTCTTATGCTGAGGCACAACAATACGTAGCAGAAGGCAAGCGTATAGGATGGGTTGTCCCGCAAGGTATGGTTGTTGTTGATATTGATAATATCGATGACCCGCGCTCGCAAGAATATCTTGAAAAATTGCTACAAAAATGGGAAGTAAAATATTCATATAATTATACAAGCCGCGGAATGCATATTTTACTTAAAGACCCCTCTGAAAAGATTAAGTCTGAGAGTCATATAAAGTGTGCATTAAATATAACAATAGATACTCGTGCTAATGGCACGGGTTATATTATTCTTCCTTGTAACGACCCACATAGAGCTTGGGGTGAATGGAATGACTATGTTGAAGAAATACCGTATTTTCTTATTCCTGCACTGAAAGATGATACTCCGTCTTTTATAGGAATGGTTAATGGTGATGGCCGAAATGACGTACTATTCAAGTGGCGTACTAAACTTGAACTAACTCATAAATTTACAGAAAAACAAATTGAAAATAGTATTCGAGCTATCAATGAATATATTTTTGATGAGCCTATGGCGAATAATGAGTTATTCAAAACTGTACTTCGTTCACGCGAAAAAGACACTAAACAAAACGCCGCAGAGAAACAAAACATATATAATGAGCTTGCGGATAAACTTATCGGACAAAACGATATTATTTCATTCTATGATAACTTTTATAGTTTTAATGGAATATATTATAAACCGTTAAACGAAATAGAAGTTGAAAAACTTATTCACTATGAGCTCAGTAAAAATATTCCTAAAGCAGGTCGTAGAGAAATAATTGAGTTTATAAAAATAAAAACACAAGTTAAACCTGAGGACTTTGACAAAGACTGGTATAAGATAGCTTGCAAAAACGGCATACTTAATCTTGTTACTGGCGAGTTAGAATCACCGAATAAAAGTGATATAAATACAATTTTTATACCGCACGAATATAATCCTGACCCGGTGTACTCACCGCGTATTGATAACTTTATGTGTGATATAACTGGTAACGACCCTATTAAGATGCAGTTCTTGTATCAAATTGCAGGTTATTGTTTATTGAAGAAAAACTTATTTGAAAAGTTCTTCATTATACAAGGTGAAGGCGGTACAGGTAAATCGACATATCAAAAACTTTTACAAAGAATGGTTGGCGACCATAACTGTGCTCACGTTGGTTTGGCAGAACTTGATAAAGACTATTATCTCGCAAACTTAGTATCAAAGTTACTTAATCTCGATGACGACGTTGTTGATGGAAAGTTTCTTGAAAATACAGGTAGATTCAAGTCTATAGTATCTGGCAATATGATTTCAGTTAGACAAATATATGCGGCAGTTATGGATTTTGTACCGTATTCAACTCTTATATTTAACTGTAATAAGTTGCCAAAGATTATGGATAAAACATCTGGCTTATATCGTAGACTTATTCTTGTTGAGCTTAATGAAAAGATTAGCAATCCAGACCCGTTGTTTGATACAAAAATAACAGAAGAAGATATGGAATATTTCTTGTATAAAGCCGTTGAAGGTATTAAGATTGCTATTGAAGAGGGCAAGTTTAAGGTTACACAAAGTGACGCAAGATTGCTCGATGTGTTTAGGCGCCGTCAAAGCCCGCTTAATGAATGGCTTTATGAAAACGATATTCGTCTCGGTGATTTGCATAATAAACGTTGCATGAGCTTATATAGACAATTTGTTGAGTGGTGTGGAAACAACGGTTATAGTAAACCTTGTACAAATTTTACATTCAAAGAAGATATTTGTACTTTGTTTGATGTTGAGCAATCATACGAGCAAATTGGCGAAACAAAGGGCACAACACAAGTATTTTACAAACGTGGTGAATTTGACCCGGACTATAAACCGTTTTAAGGAGAGACTATGAATAAATTAAGATTCTTTGACTTTGAGGTATTTCCTCATTGGTGGTGCTGTGTATTTGGTGATATGCCGGAAGATATGCAGTTTGATGAAGATATAAAACAAAATTTTATATTTGTATCAAGCGATGATACTAATTGCCGAGAAAAGTTAATAAACTTAATGCGTGAAGAAAATATCTGCAATGTAGGTTATAATATTAAGCATTACGACTTAATGATTGCAAATGCAATATACCAGGGTTTTACGCCTGAACAAGTCAAGATTGTTAACGATATAATAATTAGGCCTGACTTGGCATATAGTACAAAAGAACATATTAGATTGCAGCCTTTTGCTAATAGAAAATTGGCTGGTATAACTTACCAAGACCTTCGAGATGACGATGACAAAAGTATGTCACTTAAAGAAAAAGAAGCTATTCTTGGACTTAATATATTAGAAACATCTATTCCATTTGATAAAGAAGACTTGTCAGATGAAGATAAAGCGGAAATACTATATTATTGTAATCAAGACGTGTATGCTTCAATGAAACATTATAAAGAGGTTATTCACGAGTATACAATGACTAAAAAGGCACTCGGTGATAAATATGGTATTCCTGAAAAAACGTGGAGAATGAGTACTAACGCATCGCTTATTTCAAAGGTTCTTGGAGCAAAGCGCATGCATTTCACTGACGAAGAAAAGATAGAAATAAGTTTGCCAACAAAAATTGAAGCCTATTGCAAGCAAAATGTGCCGGCACAAATATTGAATAAGTTGCTAACTTCTCAAGAGAACTGGGAAGTTAAAGCGTTCGGTAATATTGTAAGTTATGGTAACGGCGGTATTCATAGTGTATATGATACAAATAGAAAAGATACACAAGCTTTGTATGTAGAAAGCGATGAAGAGTATTGCTTAGTAAACGTTGACGCAGCTTCCTATTATCCATCAATGCTTATACAATTTGATTGCCTTAGCCGAACAGTCGAAGATAAACAGAAGTTTATCGATATATACAATGAACGTATTGCAATTAAGCATAAAGCAAATCCTACAAAAGAGGATGAGCAAGTGCAAAAAGCTCTTAAACTTGTTTTGAATACAGCATACGGTGCGTCAGGCAATAAGTACCTTGATATGTATGACCCATATATGTGCTCGCGTTGCTGTCGACTTGGCCAAATCTTTTTGACTGCGCTCGCATGCAAGATATATAATACTATAGTAAGTGCTCGAATTATCCAAACAAACACCGATGGTATTTTGGTTTATATCAATCGTAACGACTTGGATAAACTCCAAAAATGTATGGATGAATGGACTGCAGTATCTGGTATTGGTATGGACAGAGATGAGGTTGCAAAAATATGGCAACGTGACGTTAACAATTATTTGTTGGTTAAAACAAGTGGTAAAATTAAACGTAAAGGCGCGTGGCTTATGGATGATTTTCATAGACCTGGCACTGTTAAGTATGGTCCACTCGATGCGTTCATTTGTTCTAAAGCTGCAACAAAGTATTTAGTTGAAGGTATAGACCCTGCAGTAACATTAGTGCAATGTAAAAATCTTACTGACTTTGCAATAACTTGTAAAAAAGGCCCGACATATTTTAAGGTTGTACAAAGGTTTGCTGACGGCCACGAAGAAGAGCTTTTCAAATGTAATCGTGTTATTGCAACAAAAGATGAGTCTCTTGGAAAGTTATACAAAGTTAAACGTTATAAAGATACTATATCTTATGGTGCAATGCCAGATACTCCAGATAATTGTTTAGTAGTTAATGAGGCATTAAATACTTACGATTTTAAGGAAATCAAAAAGCATTTAGATTATGCTTATTATCTACAGCGAGTTGCAAATATGTTAGATATTCAGTGGAAAGAATTATACCATAATGATTTGATTGATAATAATCAATTTATATATGAATAATCAATTTTAATATATAATAGATGATAATTAGAATCAATCTTGAATAATCTATCGAGAAATAAATATTATATATTAAAACAAAGGAGCTAATATGACTATAATAACTGACACATATATACCGTATGAATTTCCTAACAGAATAGAGTGCTTAAAACATATTGAGCAACGTTGCCACGGAATAAAAAAATCATTACGGTTCATAGAAATGGATAACGAGCACCTCGATTTGAGATGCCCGCTATCAGGAGACTACATCACCGTAGTAGGTGAACAAGAAGATTTAGACTGGTTACATGCTGAGCTTACAAAGCGGCGATGGTACAGGACTAATTAAAGCCCTTCTTACTACCTGTAGCTCTAAATACATTTTTGATTCGTAAGCTTCTAAGTGTTTGGAATGCTGTTTCTGTTTTAGCATAATATTTGCCACCGCTTGAAGTATATACATAAATTTTAGCAATCTCAGCGTTATCTTCCATTATACGGGAGATAACGTTATTTTTTTGCTTTGCAGTCATTTTACTGTAAGTAAGCTCAACATACTTTCCAGTTTTTTCATCTTTTACTTTATACTTCTTTTTGTTAGCTTTTAGCTCAGCTAAATCAGCACTATTTAATTGTCCGTAGTATTCGTTAAGTTTAGATACTTGTGCAGGAGTAAAGGGTTTTATATTATCATAATTTCCAGTTAATTGACCTTTATTTACTCCGTTGAGAATTGCTTCTTTTTCAATATCGCTAACCGAATACGGATAAACTTTGATAGGCAATGCACTGTTAGCAACTTTCTGGAATATACCCCACCAGCCGCTGCCATATTGCCATTTAATTTCACCTGTATACACATCATATTGCTTAGGATATGCATAGGCAATACCGGGTACAGTTTGTACGACTTTGCGCTCGAGCATACCGAGGAAGCCTTTGCTGTACTTAACTTTGTGGTTGTATGTAGCATTATTGATAACTTTCAAGAAGTTAGGTATGAATGAAGATAACGTATTGTCTGTCATATTTATTAAGACATCACTGAAGCTATTAGTGTATTCGAAGATATTATATAGGTCGCTGAAAGTGCTATCTATAAATAACTGATCGAAAAATGCGCCAGCACAATCTAAGAATACTCCAAAGCCATTTTTATCTGCGGCTTTTGATTTAGCAACAATACCATCATCCGCAAAGAAATTAGCGAACACCATACCAAGCAGAATACCTTGTGTACCAAACAATTGACTTATATCGATATAAACATTACCTACTCTAAGTTTTATCTTGTCATCTTGTTCGTCAATACCTGCCACACCAAAGCCTGCAAGTAGCGCGCCAATAATGAAGCCTATTGTACCTATAGTACCCTTGCCTATATTACGTTTTACAATATATGCTGCCCATCGACCTGTAGGTCCCATACCTTTAGCGGCATCAGCGTCCATTTTAGCTACTTTATTTTCAAGCTTTACATATTCTATAATAGCTTTGCCCAAACCTAACGGAGTGTAATTAAGTCCTTCTTTGAACCAGTTCCACGCGCTAACTGCAAATGGCGCAATTTGTTTGTAAATAAAGAAACCTCCTTCAGACATGTGTGTTCTTAATGCCTTTTCCATCGCGCTAAAAAAGTTTGACTTATGCATGTAATCCCAAGCTGCCATCTTATAAGCATCAATTATACGTGCTTGCACTTCATTAGATATTCCGTGATTAAGATTGACATCATCCTCAGTTAATATCTTACCTAAATAACTTGCAAAAGCCTTTCTAACCCACGGGTCATCACTTATAGCCTTATATACAAGTTGGCTCCACATATTAAGACCTTTAGCCTCAGAACCCTTCTTACTTATTTTTTTCCACCAGTCAGGTACTTTGAAAGTCTCGTCATTAAATATTTCACTTTGCACACTTGCTACAATCATATTTGCCAGATTTTTGCTCGCAGATTGGTGGCTTTCTAAAAATTCACCAGCGGTGTATTTATTTATAGATTCGCCAAGCATATCATAAAAACCACTGTCAAGAATATAGTCTTTAACAAAAGCCGCAACATCGTTAGAAATTACGGTGCCTTTAATTTGATATTGGCCGTACATTGTTCTGCGAACACTAACTTTATCTGCAACATTTTGTTTATATTCTAAATTAGCTAGTCTGTATTCGTGGTCTAATGTTATAGCAGTTTTAGTGTCATTAAGTTTTTGCAATAAATTAGCATCATATAATTCTTTATATTTTGCAATTACACTTACTTTGTATCTTTCTTGCAGTTCTATCTTTTTATCTAATTTTGTAATTGCTGAATCATAATTCTCAACAAGTTTTTCTTCAGTTACAAAATCAGTTTTATAACCTGCTATATCTTCTGCAAAATGAACTAATGACTTTTGGTCATCTGTTAAGTTTCGTACAGGCTTAGATTTGACCTTTGTTTTACTAAACTTATTTTCAAGTTTGTTAAGTACTCCGAACGTTGCATCTCCTATAACCGCGCTTGCTTTATTAGCTACTTTGAGCATTTGGTTTGATGTCCAGTTTCTTAACCAAGTGCCGGGTGAACTGAGCATTGCCATACGCTGGAATTTCCAAAGTTGGTCAAATACGCTATACTTATTTGTGCCCCTATATTGTGCAATACCTTCATTATACATCTTATTAAAGAGGCTATTAAGCTCAGCTATATTAGCTAACGTTACTTCTCGAGAGTCATCAATACTCATTCCATCAGTATCTTTAATACTAATTTTGCTTGTCAAATCTGCGAGCTCATTTAATGTATCTTCACTAAAGTTTATACGCATTGAAGCCGCCAAAGATTTAACAATATACTTAGCAGGATTAAAGTTCTCAAGTACTTGTTTAGATATTGCTAATTCTGTACCTGCAGCACTAGCACTACTTGATACAATACCTTCAATAGTTACTAACTCTTCAGGCGTTAACTGGAATATAGCGTATTTACCTTTGCTATTCGTATAGATATATGCAAGAGTATACATACTTATTGCTCTATACGTAGATAAGCTATCTGCATCTGCTGCGTTAATGACTGGTGATGAATTTTGAATGAAGTTAACTATATCACGAGCTTCATCCACAGTCATAGTAGCAAGAGTTTCTGCATTTTCAGATACAAAAGTTGCTAAAGATTTTCTAGTATGCATTTCGCCTTCTGCTGTTAAATACTTAACTTTCGTCTTACTTAAAGTTTTTTCAAAGTTAGTATTAAGCAACTTGTCAAACTTATCAGGTATAGCACGGGTACTAACAATTGATATATTAGTATCGCCTTTAGTATTGACATACACTACTTTAGAACCTGCTGACTTAGTTGCTTCTCGTTCGGCTTTTAGTTTAGATTTTAGCTCTTTTACCATAGCCTTAGTTTTGGCTAAGGCATCTTCAGCCGTCAAGAAACGTTCACGAGCAACTTTAATGGCATAAGCTTTTGCAGCAAGTTCTTTGAATGTTTCTTCAAGTTGAAGGACTTTTACAATATCTATTGGTCTTGTTTTGCCATCACCAATATCTTCGCGAGGCAAAACATATCTGCCATTTTCAGAATAAACTAAGTCCGGATATTCATCTGTAAAGGCTTTGAGTTCGTCCGGAGTAAGAAGCTTGCGAATTTTTTCTGCAAGATATTTTACACTTTGCGCTACTTTGTATCTAGGTCTTTCGACAACTCCACCTTTGGCATCCTTCAATTGATTTGCAATTTGTTCACGAAGTTCTGCAAAATCTGTTCCAGACGTGTATTTATATGCAAGATACGCAACATCAAGTTCGTCGTCTGCCATATTAGCAATATCCTGTCTTAACGGACTTATCCAATTACCTTCATCATCAGTATCGTGACTTAAGGTTCGTTGAATAAGTTTCATATCTTTTAGTAATACATCTTTTGAGGAAGATTGCAATTTTGCAATATACTCGTTTAGTTTATTTTCAAAAACTAAATTTTCACGTTCTGCTCTCGAGGTATCTGCAATATCATTAAACCAGGATTGACCTAATTCGTGGTCTATTTGAGCATTAACATCGGCAATAGTTTCACTTAAGCTTCTCGTACCACTATCTTTACTTTCTGATTCAGAGTCCAAAGATATTGATGAATCTCTAAGCTTTTGATTTATTGCTAAAGACCGTGCCCATGATGCTATAGCTGCGCCAGATTCAATGTTTCCTACAAAGTTATTGAGTATTGAAATACGTAATAGTTTGTAATCAACGTCTAAATTTTTACCTCCAATTTTATCAAATCCGTCGTATATCTCTTCATACCTACGCTTAAAGTTAGGTTGTTTAAGTAACTCATTTATATTCTTAAATAGAGTCTTAACATCCATGCTGGTTATCAAGGCATCAGATAATCCGAAGGCTTCTGCTACTTCTGGTTTACTTAAAAGTAATGCTCGTATAGCAGAACGAGTAGCATACAAACGTTTAACTCCTTCTGTAGCCAGTTGGTCAAGTACGCGAGCTGAAGTAACGTAGTCATTCTTAAACCAATACTTATTAATTAATTTAATAGTATTGTTTATCTCTGGCGTTATAGTATCATACGATATTACATATTTAAGTAAATCTGATACAGTGCGCATTTCACCTGAACGTATTCTACGCATAAAGTCGGCATCAAGATATTTTTCATTGCCTGTAGTTGCAACAACTAAATCCTTTATTCGAGTATCTGTAAGGACATAAGGTTTGCCTTCTCTATGCGCCGCTTCCCACAAGTATTTCATATTACTATGAGAGGCTTCCTCTTTGTAAGTAAACGAACGACCTTCACTCTTTACGCGCTTAGTTTTGCCAGCTTTTTGATTCATAGTTTGGCCAAACTCTTCGGCAGTCAATTTTTTTTCAGTGCTTGTTTCTTTAGATACCTTTTTAGCTAACGCAGACTTTATCGGTGTAGTATGCGTTGGGTCAATATACATTGTACCCCACGGCATTATTATATCCCCGCTAGATGTTGCAATAATAGGCAAAAAATGCTCTGGGCCATTTAATGCATAATTGCGTGCTTCAGCTTCGCCCGCCACATTAGTATATACAAACCAAGCGGCAGCCTCAATATTATTGCTTGCTCCCACACGTCTCTTATAAGCTTCAGAGAATACACTTGGAACATATTTCTTTAATTCACTCACAAGTTTGTTCTTATTTGCAGTAGTCCATTTATCAATAATTTCGCGCGGGTCATAACCAAATGTGAGGTTGTTATGATATTGTACTGCATGAGTAAATTCATGAGTAAATGTACCTAACTTTAACGAAGCCGTATCATCTAAGTTGACATACAATGTATTTGTATTTGGGTCAAAATATCCGCCCTCGTTACTGCCAAAGTGCTCTCCTTCAACAACTACATCTTTAATACCGTATTTAATAAAATCATTATTTACAAATTCGTGTATTAATCTCCGCTCACCTTTTTTCAATGAGTCAATATTATCAAAGAAGTTCTCTGTTAACAGTTCTTCGGCATAAAGTATTTTAGACAATACTACCTTACCGTCCTCTGTTTTTACAAGATAATAGTTTGAGTTTTTCAGTATTTTTCCAAGATACATTTCAACAGTATCTGCAGAAACTTCACCATATTCGTTACGAATCTTAGCAAGAGTATTCTCGCTCAACAAAGATATATCTTGTATAATATCATTAATAGTTAAGCTAACTTTTACGGCGTCAGGAATATTGTCGGCTAACTTAACTTTTTCAAGAATGGTTTCGCCAATTTTTCCAAGGCCTTCAAAACTTTGTTTGTTCACAACATCGTATGATTTAGTGCCTTGACTTAAGTCCTCTGTCTTATCGCCTTTCTTTGTAGACATTTCTTTACTGATAACTACAGCATCATAAACTCTATCGGTTAGAGGTCTTACTGTAAAACGATTAGGCACATCTTTTGATAAATCATAATCGAAAGTATATTTATCAGAAGTGAACTCTTCAAATTGGCTTCTATAGTATGCAATAGGGTCACCCTCAAAATCGCCATTGATAGTTTCTCTTATATCTACGTTATGAGGCATTATAGATACTGCTGCAATTTCGGTAAGTCCCATTTTCGACATAAATGCATTAAATGTTTTACCTGCATCAGTACGAATATCTGCATAATGGATATTATCATATTCATTAGCTACTCGCATTTTATAGCCTGATATTTTATTTAACTCACTAACAGCCTCTGCAGAGTATATGCCTCCTTTCGAAAATTTTGTAATAAGACTTTGACGCATATCTGCAGTAATGCTTTTTGCATACAAATTTAGAGTATCTTCAAATATATCTAAATCTATGGCTGTAGGCACAAATGTTTTGCTCTGCGCTTTTTGTAACCACTCTAATTGCGCGCGATAATCTGCAATATAACTTTTTTGCTGACTTGTAAATATAGACAAAGTTCTATATCCAACATCACCGCTACGTAAATAATATACTAACAATGATTTTGCAATATTATCATTTACAATTTTGAATGTATTTTTATAGATAGCGCCTTGAGCGTTCTTTACGCTAATATTTTTAGTTATTGTATCTGTCTTAGACAACAAAGTTACAATTTTATCAATACCAGATTTGTCAAGAAGCATATTGATAAATGTGTTGTCAAAGTACAAATCTCTAAGAGCCTGGTCTATTGTTACAGTATTATTATTCTTGAACTCTTTGTATATATCAAGAATTTGGCTAAGCACTCCTTTTAATTGCGGTGTAGCAATAATTGTTTCTACGAGATTTTGCTCTGCAACATTACGGAACACTTCGTTAGTTGAACAATTTCGTATAATATTACGAGGCGCTACCAAAGTTTTAGAATCTTCATCTTGTGCTATATTTACACCATCTTCAGCAGTAACTACTTGCCTAAAATTACCGTTATTAAGAATATCACTTACAGCTTTAATTTCAGCAATAACAGAGTTATCTTCATCTGTTCTTTGAGCGACTGGTTTTTGTGTAAGTTCTTTTAGTTGTTGCTCAGCAGATTTCTTAGTAAAAATATCTTTGATTTTAGTTATTTTACTTTCTTTTAGTTGTTTTTTGAAAGTAGGATTACCCTCTACCTTAAAATCTACCTTAAGATTATTTATTTGCTTAATAACTTGATTGACTGCATAGTTTGCCTCAAGTTCTGAATACTTTTCAGCTTTTAATAAAAACTCATCCGCCGGAAGCATTTTTCCGCGGGTAAAATCTTCTAAGTCTAATTCTGACTTAAAACCTAACCAATTTGCAATATCTGCGCGTAAATTTATACCAAAAATATTTTTTACTGTTCTTAAAACTTCACTGTAAGTTTTGGCTTTATTAATTTTATCTATTCCTTTGGCAGATAATTTAGAACCAGCTTTCTGCAAAATGAAATCCTTAAACTCATCCAAATCTGCAACAACTCGTTTATAGTCATCGTTTAATACCTCATCAGATGTATAATCAAACTTTGTTGTTGCTACTGCATTTTCACTAATAGCATTAAGCAATTGAGCAGCTCTATTATAACGTTCTTCGCCAAGACTACCAAAAACATCAGTTATAGTTTTAAGAGTTGTATAAACACCACCCATTAAACGGGTACGCTCTTGCACTGTCAATGATTTATCATATATCACTTGGGACAAGTCTTGTGACAAAGTCTCTATGTTATAATAATATTTGTATGATGCAAATTTACCGAGCTTCTTAGTTTTTATCTCGCCTTTCTTATCATACTTAATATCACCTTGTTTATTAGTTTTTGCAATACCAGTATCAAAGCGCTTAGTGGTCATAATTCTAAAACCACTTCCTGCCAATGACATAATAGCGCCCATCATAAAGGCGTCTGTCATAGTTTGCAAGTTCCATTCAGACAAGTATTTATAATTTTCATCCATTAAACCAAAAGCTTGGTTAATAAGATAATTACTCCAATCTTGCAAAACTTCTTCTGTACCTTCTTGGAGGGCATCTTTGACAATACGAGCATATACACTGCCAGCGCCATTGGAAATAGCTATTTTATTGTAGCCATACATCATACTATCAATCATTGTTGAGCCAAGTGCTTTATCAAGCCCGGTTTCAATAGCAGATTCTACAGCAGCTCTAAGTGATGCATTAAGTATCAATTCTGCGGTAGGACGGCTAGCTAAATTAGGATTTTGGAACATCTCGCTCATATTCCCAGCAGCCATAGATGTATAAAACATAAAGTGAGAAGCCTGTGATACCATAGACGCTAGTTTACTTCCAGCGCCAAATATGCCAGCACCCGTAGTACTCAAAAGTAAGCCGAGAGCCATATTGCCAAGAGAATCAAAGCCAGAATAAATGTATCTTGCAGCATTGCTAATGTATTCGCCTGTTTCAGGGTCAATAAGCAAATCTGCAAAACCATCTTCAATATCTGTGACATAACCTAAAGGCGTGGCCATTCTTGCTCTGAAGGCATCCATAAAAACTTCGCTCTTGTCAGTATAAATATCAGTTCCAGCCGCTGCCTCAAATCCTTCGTATATGCCTGTAAATAAATTTTGAATATTTCCTACGGAAGAAGCTACGCCGTGAACAAAGCCGCCAACAGCAGCAGCAACAGTAGAATGTCCAAACTCCTTTAACTTTTCTAATGTACTTTTTGTATCTGAAGCTTCAGTCTCAAGATATTTATTTTCACGTTCATTTGCAATATCTAATAATAAATTCTTGGTATACTCGTAGTCTGTAGTTTCGTATTCTTCGGTACGATATAACGGTTTACCTGTGGCGGGGTCAGTACGTTGATAAGTTCCTTGCTCGTCGCTGTGCGCCATATCTGGTACTTCTCGCTTCTTAGTTACTTTAGTTACAGCATCGCCCATAACATCATTTGCTAACGCAAGTAAACGTTCGTCAGACGTAAGAAAGTCCGACTTGTAGGTGGACTGCAAATCGGACAATTTTTTACCTTTCTTCTCATATTCGTCTAATACTGTTAAGTATTGCGGCAAACGTTGTGATGCAGCGAAGGTATTCCAATCGTCGCCATATCTAGCAACTATCGGATTACTGGCATAACGTTGCTTTAATAACTCATATGGGTTAAGAGACTGTTTTGTTACTTTAATATTCATAGTTTATACTCCTTCACGACTCTTCGTCGATATTTTGAATATCTTTATTATATATCAATTTTAATATATAATAGAATGATTTTATAATAATTATTGATTAATCCATCGAGATTCTAATATTATATATTAAAATCCTTGGTTAATTTGTGCTTGGCGTCTTTCATACTGCAATTTATTTACCATTGCTGTGACAGCGCGTAAATATTCATTCTGTGCAGCTTTTTTATAAGCTTTTTCACGTTCTTCAGCGTTTGTAATGTTATCCATGTTTTCTATTCCAGCTGTAATACCAGCAAGACCAGCACCAGCAATAGCAACACCCGCCGCAGTTGCCGTACCAAAACTTGCGCCTGTTACAATTCCTCCAGCAATAACAGCTAGTATACCTACTCCAATTGCTAGCCCGTTCTCTATTTTGGAGTCTTTTGCATCTTGATGAGCTTGCTTAGCTTCATCTACATATTGAGAAACTTGTTGACGAATACCTTTCCAGTTAATAGCATCTTGAGTTAAGCCTATTTCTTTGCTTATTTGCTCAAATTCAGCAAGCACACTATCAATGTCATTAACATTAATATCAGAAGCTTTCTTATTAAAGTCTTCATATACTTTAGAAAACGCAGATTTAGTTTGCTTTTCAGTAAGACCGCCAAAACGCTCTAAGAATGAATATGTGTAATCTGTAGAAGTTCTACCAGTCATTGTACGGAATGAACCAGCGTATGTCATATCATCAGGCCCAACATTATACGGGTTGTACGACGAGGCCCAATCATATAGTTCGGGATTAGTAGATTGTAAATACTCACTCCAAGATTGTCCTTCATTTTTGTGTGTTGCTGCAAAGTTTTCAAGTTGATCGAAGAAATCGACACCGGCCAAAGTTAAATTGCCCTCTTCATCATACAAGCTGCTATATTCTTTACGACCATCAACTTCGTCATAAGCTACAGTTGTTAACTCATCACGAGTTTTTGCTCTACGATATTGCCAGAATTTCTCAAACAGTTCATCCTCAGTCATTTCACCGCGCTCTACTGCGGCTCTAGCAACATCATAATCTGCTTTAGCTTGTGTATCAGTACCAAAGTCATAAGTATAATACTTATCCCATAAAGCGCTGCGCATAAATTTCTTATATGAGTCTTCATCAAGAGTATTTTGTTTCTCTGCAAGATATGCATCATAATAATCAAATAATGCGTTACCATATGCCGCCTTATTTTTAGCAATAGTATCTACTGTAGAAGTAATTTCTTCATTAGCTTTAGCTACATTACTAGCAATTTCTTGTTTACTTTCTGAAAGCTTACTCATATACTGGTCATAAGCCTTAGTTAAATACTGGTCAGTATCACCAAGCATTGACTCTTTATATCCTGTACCAAGATTGCTTGACAAGATGTTTGAGCGTTGAGCCATTGCAGATTTATATGCTTGACCTATTTGTTCACCATACTGTTGCTCAACTTGTTGTTCTGCCCGCAGACCTGCAAGTTCATTTGCAGCATACATTGAACCAAAAGTACGACTACCGGAAATATTCCGGTAATCGTTTAATATAGCTTGTTTAGCTTGTTTTTCAGTCATTATTGAACCTACTGCCATTATCTCACCTGCCCTGTTACAAGATACTTAAGGCTTATCGCCGTAAGACTGAGAGGTACTGGTATTTTATCCTCAGCATCCTCATCTCTACTACTTTCAAGTATATATTGTACTTGATTCACTTTATAATAATTTATACGAGTTACAAATGTTCGAGTAAGTTGAATCTTATAGTCTACTGCCGAGAATGATTTAGTTTCATTTGTGTCAGTCTGTTTACGATAATTTATAACTCGTAGATTAAATCTAACATTTACATCTTTATCACCATAATTGTAACCGAAGAAAGTTAGATTTACAATGTGCTTATAATAGTTTATTGCATCTAAGTGAAGTTTTTGACTTGACAAGTGCCAATCAATACGACCGTCTTTTAATGAGTTTCCGTCAAAATAATTGTCGTTTGAAGTATCAAGTTTATATAAGTATAAACCAGATAATAATAACGGTTTTCTATCAATTTCAATGAACTTCTTTACATTACTATTATATTCAATTGGCCACCAACTATTACCACGCATATCAAAGATAAATGCTTTTCCGGTGTTAGTTCTGTACAATATTATCCAAAAATTATACTGAAACAATTTGATTGCGCCTTTGTTCCATTCATTGAACATATCGTATATAGTATCTGACAAGAACGTCAACGCTTGTTCATCGGAGGCAATAAAATCTTGGTAGCTCATTGCTACAAAACCGCGTTTAGTTACAAACATGGTATACTTGTTATCATAGGATGTTATTACGTCGCTGCCTTCTTCACAACCGAGAGGTATGCGTGACTTATAGTAACTATATGCAATAGTTTCAATTCCATTGATGGTAGTTGTTACCGGTTTAACATAGTAAATACTATCTTGCAAGAATACAGCAATTTCAGTTGTAGATATAGGATGCAAGTTAGTTATTTCATAGTCAAACTCTTGTACGTTACGCTCAGGGAAATACCACTTGAAGTCGTCTACACTTACGTTAGAACCTTGTGCATTTATATACAAGTTTTTACCTTTACTCACAAAGAACTGCGATAACTCTGTTTCGTGGTCGAATACGTCAAAGGTTAATTCGCCATTTGTCAATACATCTACTTGTATAATGTCTTTGAAGTTAGATGTATACAAATATTCATTGTTCAATACAAAGAACGAATCAATAGTCATTGATATAGGTCTTGCTTCAAAAAGTAACTGATTTTCAACATTTCCTTGTATATAACTCGTATTTGTTATTATGTTAGTGTAATATGCAGAAACCTCAAAACCTGATATTTCCGTAATAAATTCAACACCTGCAAGTACACTTATCGTTGCCTCACAAGTTCCGGCTATCGATTTTGTAGTAGATGTATAATATACACTTAAATTAGTATTTTCATTTACAGCTCCTTCAGTATATGAAAGTTGTTCAATTTTTAACTTTCTGGTGTAAGTATTTTCTGATACATTTACGTCAGGTAATATTCTACATACTTGTAAATAATTGTTAGCTGCAAATACTGAAATGCTGTCAAGTTTATAACTAGTCGTTTCTGACTCAAAAACACCAGTTATACTTGCTCCATCACTTATTCTGTACAATGAAGGTGTATAATAACCGTTACTTATTATGCAAACAATGTCAGTGTTGCAAAAACATTTACCCAATCCACTGCTTAAACGTATATCAGTAAGTTTGTCATTATACATTGTTAATGACCTATTAGATTCTACAAACGATGATAATTGTTTAGCCGCAGTTTGAGACTTTTCCTTCATTTGAAACGAATACAAAGTTTCGTCAAAATAATACTCTCTAACGTCATCAAAACTTATGCCATTATAATAGTAATAAATATTATAAGAACTCACCATCCATTGTGACTTACTTTTAACGTATCTGTAAGTATATGAGGAATAACTAGCACCTGATATAGCACTATTTGTAACTTTAACATACTTTACAGTATCACCTTCACTAGGATTAGTCACAACCGCATTAAGTTCTTCTTGTGACAAATATGAAGTATTTGGTGTGCTATTGCCAATCAAAGTTTCTGTAATTGGAGTACCTGAGTCTTTCAACTGACCATTTGAATAATCCCATTGTGTAGCAATATCATTTATGTTATACGCTTTCCAATAATAATTTGTCGTGCTTGAATCTACAATGTGTACTAATACACAGACGAATTTGTATCTTGTAGAATTATTTTTAGACAATGTAGCATCTTGTACATCATAGTATATAGTATCACCAAGTACCGGTTTACGTCCTGATGATGTATAACTTGTTACAAAATTATCATTATCTGTTGACTGAACAGGATATACTGCTGATGGGGATATAGGCAAAGTAGTAGCAAAACTGTAAGTGCCTTTGTGGTTTGTAACTGTTCCTAATAAATTAGTCCAATCAGTAAACCTTTTCTTATCTCCTCCGATTATAGTATATGCATAAGGTCCGTCATCTTTGTGAAGTACTGCATAAGTGTGACTAGCGCTTTGACTTATACAAGGCATAATGTCCACTTGTCCATCAAGATACGGCAACTCATTATATACTATTCCATTTGTACTAAAACTCAGTCTATATTTTGATACATCATCATAACTAGCTAACAGTATAACATTTGTGTTACTATTTACAAAAACAAGAGGTATGTCATTTTTATAGTTGTTCTGTTGAAGTTTCACGCACTTCTTGACAAGTGTCAACATAGTACTACTTGTAAAAGTTACTGTGTAAGTATCATCGCCTATTTTTATTGTAGCAGTTCTACCTTCTATTTCAAATGCACTTTCACCTTTCTCATACAAGTATCTTGTTATATAGGATGTAGTAAGCACGTTAGGACTTTCGTTTTCAGTATATACCCCTTTCGCCACATTTTGTGTAACAGGCACATAAATCTTATCGTTACCATCAATCTTACTTATAGTTTCTGCCGTTAAGTCTACATACCAAAGATTATTAGGTTCAAAAACAAAAATCTTCTCGTCTGCAAGAATGAGTCTAAAATCCTGGTTTACAGGTATCGGTGAGTTACTAAATACATCGCCTTTACGAAATATAAGTGCAGGTGCATTATTGGAGCGTACTTCATATACAGTCCATTGGCCGAACGTCCACAAGTCGTAAATTTCTTGCAAACCACTTTGTGTCATTATATACTGCTTGACCGACGGTCTACTTTTAAGTAAACCTTCACTATCAACGTATACGTTCTTACTGTCAGCAAAAGTTTCCTGGTCTACACCGAGATAGTTCTTGTCATCACAGACGCCTTTCCAGTTACTATGATTAAAAAACTTATATTTAACGTCGCCATAATCTAATTGTTTAACCGTGTAAGGTTGTCTGTTTATAGTTCTCACCATCCGCCTCCTATAACAATAGTCTTATTTTCTTTGTAGTGAGTGTTGTCAATTCTTGCAAGGAACATCTCGTATTCGTTTCTAAATATCGACGCCTTGACCTCGTCGTCAATCTTGTAGCATTGATGTGCAATGTACGAAGGTATACAGTCAAGAATGTCATTAGGTACAGGAATTTGCGTTTCATCTCGCAAGTTAGATTCAAAGGTGTACCATCTTGCATTGTATGAAATGCTGTACGTGCCTTCTTTATAAAATACAAGTTGATTATATCCTTTGTAAGTAAAGTCGTAGTCTGTTGCCTCTTCCTGCAAAGTTACACCAAAAGTATTAGTTTCTGTGTTGTAGATATTTTTGTCAACATAAGTACGTGTATTCACGTCATCACCAAATGCTACAAAATCATCTGGCATAGTTTGCAACACTCCTACTTTATCAGGTGTTATTACAAATTCAGCAAATGTATATTTAGGCTTTATAGAGGAACACACTTGAGTTATAACCTCGTTTGCATAAATATAAAATCTACCTGTTAAGTTTTGTGCAGTTGCTTCGTCCTCAGTTAAGTCAAGTTTAGCAAATGCAGCGGCTTTAAGATAAGCCCAAGTGTACATATTGTACCTCCTTATATCATTAATTTTAATATATAATATATGAATCTCGATTAATCATATTAGATAATTATCAATCATCATCTATTATATATTAAAATTAATCAAATAATGATTATATGATAAGAGCCCCATCTTTCGACAGGGCTCCTATAAAATCACTTAATTATTAATTAAGCTTGAGTTTTAACTGTGTTAACCACAGAGACAGGTTTGACACCCATTTCAACAGAAGGCGTAATCTTCGTGAAGTTTGCAAGTGCATCCCAGCCATTAACGCCTGCACCAGCAGGAGTGCCAACGTAAACGTAAGCAATGCCTCTCCAAGTTGCCACGTTGATGTCAAATCTTTGACGACCAGAGTATTTAATACCCATCGGTTCATCGCATTCTTTGACGTTCAAGGTGAATGCAACACGCTCAGTAAATTCAGGACCGTGGTTTGCCGCATTGTAAGACTTGTCGACAATGAAGAAGCCCTTACCATTGACACAAGCATCAATATCAAGCAAGTACGGAGTAGACTCAACAGTTGCTCTTTGATATGCATCGTTGGGTTTGCCACCAAATGCATCCATAGAAACTGCTGCATTGAGGTACGCTTTGAGATGCGGGTCATTGCCGCAAACAATCATCTTTGCACCATCAACGCTTGCACGTTTGCCATTGTCATCGCGATAGTTTTCCATAATCGTGATAACTTGGTTGATAACGTCTGCGAGTTTTGCAACAATCGTGCCGTCCTCTTTCGTGGTATCAATGCCAGCATAGAAAATGTTAGACTGCGAAATCGGTGTTGCATCAGCAGAACGTTTAACCGTCTTGTGCGCATTGTAGAACAAAGGTGCTTTGTCAGGGTCATAGATGTCACCGGACTTGCTATCTGCCGTTGTGAGCAAGAGTCTGGAGTCTTGGAACATAACTTCCTTACCGAAACCTGCTTGAATAGCTGCCATAGCATAGTCAACGATGTCACCTTGCCAACGTTTCACGAAACGAGAAGCGTCATCTTTGACTCTACCGAGTTCTCTATCTTCAAGAGTTTGCTGAGTGATGATAAATGCACCTTGGAACGTTCTGGTACGGTACGTTGCCGAGAAACCTTCAGCGGTATTAAAGATAGGACCGATATTGTAGTCACTCGTTTCCTTAAACGCTCTATCAAAGCCAATGCTCGAAGTAAACGTTTGTTGGAATCTATCGATGGAGTTTCTTACAAAAAGAAGGTCAATAGGATTCTTCTTTTCCCAAGCTTCTTGCTGAGCCTTTAACATATCGTTAAGAGGTTCTCTCAACACGTTGTAATCAGTACGGAGTTCTAAGGCCTTATCAATGTTAATAATCATTCCCATAATAATTTAGTCCTCCTATTATTCGTTGACCGAGAAGGTCGTTTTTGTAACAATGACGTCTTGCGGGTTGATAATGCGGAACAGAGCGACTTTCTTAGCAGTTGCTTTGTCTGCAACTTTGTTGTCGTATCTGTAGTCTCTCATTTCAACAGGTACATGACCGTATTCCATCGTTTGGTCGCTTTGTGCTACAATGTACATATCAGTCGTAAGTGCAGGGAAAGATACCGCGCCTGCTGAAGCCGCACTAGCAGAAAGTACAAGACCTAAAACGCCGTTCGTAATCTTAACAATGTCGCCGACGTGAAGCACTTGGTTTTTGCCAGCAGTAACTTTCACATCTTCAACAACTTCGTGTTGCAAATAAGCCGTCTTAAAGGAACCAGCTTGTTTGCCATAATAATTTGTTGCCATAGTGGTAGTTCCTCCTTAGGAAATTGGTTTAGTCTTTTTATTTAATTCTTCGTCAGTAACACCAGGATTGAAGTACCTGTATATTGACTTTTCATCGTCTGTCAAGGGTCGAGTATTTGACTGAGGAGTAGGTCCGCCACTAGGATTGATAAGATGCTGAGTTGAGCCTTTACTCTGTTCCGAGCGAGCCTTAATTATAAGTTCTTCGCCTTTCAGCTGCAAAAACGCTGATTTAAGGGAACCTTCCTTAGCCCACAACTCCAACACATCTTTCGGCAATTGACTGAACGAAGTTATCTCACCATTAGTTAACTTCGTGATTTCAGCTAATTCCTTCTTTCCGAATTCAAGTTGCTTCATTTTCCGGAGTTCATCAAGCTCTTGAAACGCTGGGTCGTTTTTACGCCTTTCCTCGTAAATTTCATCCACAAGAGTACCGATTTGTTCACGGTCAACACCGTGATTTTCATAGATTTTGTCCTCGCGAGTTTTCATCATAGCCTCGTAAGATTCAAAACCCATTTGCTTAGCAATTGCTTCACGTTCTTCGTTACGAGCCTTGTCGGTGCTTTCTCTCAAACGTTTTGCAAAAGCCTTTGTTTGGTCAATCTTTTCGTCACCTTTGTCTTGGTTACCGGCAGATTCGTCCGAATGCGCTGTTTCATCTTTTGCAGGCGGCGTTTCCTGCTGCTCTTCACTTCCGAACAGTGCATCAATTTCTTCGGGAGTCAAGTCATTATCGCCAAAAATTCCTGACATATTGTGTCTCCTTGATGTTTGTAGGCGAGTTTCGGTCATCACCCGTTTTGCAGCCTTAATATCATTATTATTCTATCTAATAAAAAGAAAAATATTACCATTAGGTAATATTTTCTGTAAGCAAGCTATCGATAGTTTGTTCAGCTACTTCAGGCTTTTTAGTTGGTGCAACTAACAATGCTGGTTGCAATGAATACCAATACTCAAACTCTTTAAGTATGTCAGTCTTTCTTGCAATGTGGTTCGAGAGTCGTATTGTGATGTCATTGTAACCTTTGATATATTGCAAGTACGATTTACACAATATCCATACCATACGGAATAGGACGAATACAGCTTGTACCCAGCCCCAGTCCATAATGTCTTTGACACCAATCATACAAAGTATGAACATTGATACTGCTTGTCCTATGGTCGATACAACTGTACGGGCTTTAGTTATATCACCTTCACCGTGACCGATATTAGTTTTATCACGAGCAGAGGTGTTGCCGAGCAACTGGTTATGTCTTATACCTTGCACTGATGTATGTTTTGCTCGTATGATTATCTTAATCTCTTCTTTACTATATCCTAACTTCCTTAAGTCTTTTATAGATAAAATTTTCAACGGCTTAAGTTCTTTACCATCTTTATCTTTTGTAACTTTATCAAATCGTTCAAAAGGTATAGATGCAAGAACAAGTACTGAAGTCTGTAACTCTTCGAGTGCTTGCTGATTGTAGTATTTACAAAATTCAGGAAGCTTACTCATTTGAGCGCCTGTGATAGAGCCTACTTGTTTAGAGTAGGCTGCTATCGTATTCTTGAATGAATCTGCGTCTTTTCCTTTTGATTTGCCTTTACTATAATAGTTATAGTTAAGGAATGAAGCAGTTAAGAAGAATGGTACCCAACTAACAATAACGTCTTTAAGGCTATCCCAGGTAAGTTCCTTGGGACTCATAACACCAAGAGCTACGACAAACATTATAACTACTATTGCCGCGGCCAAGATATCATACATATTAGCCTTTATACGTCTTTTTGTTTCAGTTTTTACATCCTCTATAACATTAGGATTCAGGTCTTTCTTCATTCTTGTTTACCTCTTTTTGAACTTCGTCGAATATATCTTGTGTCTTTGCAAAGATGAATCCGAAGTGTTCATATGCTTGCCAGCATTGCGGCATCTTACATTCTAAGGCTTTATACATTCTCTTGAAAGTAAGTTCATCAACCCCTGATGCAATCATTGTAGCTATACAAACATACTTCATAGGAAGCAATATATTTTCTACTACTACAATAATTACAAGAACTGCCGCAGATATAATAAACGCGGAAGGTGTTTTAATTTTCTCTGCCAGCTTATCTTTGGCAAAGAGTAATGCAATAAGTATTGCAAATACTCCTGCCGCAGATATTGCCGTCGCCGGTCGCTCTACAAAGAAATCGCCGCAGCAAGCAAGTGTAATAATAGGTGTACCCATTGTTAACAATGTTGATATTCCTTTGAATGTATTATACTTGCCTACTTGTTTCATATTAATACCTCGTCACTACTTGTTCTTCAGCAGGTTTGTCCTCAACCTTTACGATCGACTGTGCTTTGTTGACTGCATGTTCCACAAGTTGCTTTTGTGCCTCAGCTTGCGTCTTAATTTGCTGTCTTAATGACTCAAGTTCATCGATGAGTTTCTTGCGTTGTTCAGTCACTGCATATTTAGCATTTGTTAACAGATTGTTGACAGTTGCTCTCGTCTTGTCATCTTTGATAGTTGTATAAACAACCGATTGTACTTCAATCATTGCGTCAACTTTTGTAAGCAAGATGTCCATTGAGTTTTGCAAGTCATTCATTTGATTTTCAAGATATTCACACTTCTCAATGAGTGTCTTGTTAACATCTTTCATTTCAGCGACTTCGCCGTTCAGGCCATCAACGCAAGTGATTGATTTGTTAAGCGTTTCAGTAGTCTTTGTATTAAGTTTGACTTGCTTTGTTGACTTAACTGCCCAAGCAATAAAGCCTATAAGTCCTGAAGACTGAATCGCTGTCAATACTGCAAGTATTGTTTCTTTGTTTTCTACAAACCATTTGCCAATGTTTTCTAACCAAGTCATAAGAGTTCCTCCGGTTCAATTTTATTAAGTTTATTATCAACCCAAGCGGGTGTATCAGGGATTATGTGCGTCTCAGTGACGTCGAGCCATGCTTCGTACCAGTCATTAAGTTCAGTGTGTTGTGCAAGAGTAAGATGGTCATACCAAAGTTTACCTCTGTTTATAATCGGATAGCACATCTTTTCTCTCATATGTCTGTAATAATTAAGTATGAAGTCATCATCACAAACAAGATACTTAAAGAAGTCGGTATCTTTTACAATAAGGTTGTTACAAGAAAGAAGTGGTATAAAGCTACTATCAAATACTGCTCCGTTTGTTATCTTGTTCCATTTTTTATTTATGAAAGAATATACAATATTAGAACTAGTATTTATAGGTATATGCAATTTGCCCTTGAATATGATAATATCACCATACTCATTTGTAGCAAGTAGCTTATCACCACTTAGTTGTTCAGGTTTGCTACGAAATTGAAAGTTCATTGATTTACCTCCTTGCTTGCGCCTTTTCTTCGTCGGTCATCTCGACAAGTTGTTCGTTTTCAAATTTGAGCGTTTTACCGAGTTGTTCGTATTGTTCATCTGTTAAGACTATTGTGTTCGGTGTTCCTTCAAAGCTGTCACTCATGCAATAACTATTGTCATTATAAATGTGAATATATTTCATTGTTTTCGCTCCTTGTTAGGTTATTTCGGTGTCATTGTAATAAACTACTTTTGTTGGTTCCATTGCAGTTGTATCAGAATGACCATTTGATAATTTACCATCTGCAGATACTGTAATGTAACCAGTCCAAACAAGATTGCCATTCAGATTATATATGCGTTTTCTCAGAACATACTCTGATGTATAAAAGTCAGAATGCGAATAAAAAACACCCTTTTGATTACTGCTTGTGCCTACAGTAGAGGACATATCTACATCAACTTCTGTATTATTAGAAAAAACTCTAACTTTACCTTTTGAATTATTAAATATTCTTGATAATCGCATTGCTTTTGCACTGTCAAAGCCATTAGTAATAGTCCACTCGTACTTATTCAACGTCGTACCGCCACCGCTCTCACCGAGTTTGTGATATGCAGTATCGTACAAGTAAATAACACCTTGTGTGAATGTGTCAGTCGTTGCACCTGTATGTCTGTAATACGTGTTTGCAACTGGTGTAAATCCGCTTGCAGATAAGTCTTGATTTATAACAGGTATACTATCAAGTTGATTGTAATCTGCTAATGAAAGTTGTGATAATTTCATATTAGTCCTCCGTTAAAATATATAATGCGCCTTTTTTATAACCAGGGTCAGCATAGCCAGTGAGTCTTACAATTTTTCCTATATTGCTAGGTTTTATAAAGTCATTAAAGCTTACAGCATCATTCGGCGACACCCACTCATCAATTTCACCAGCATCAAGCATAAGTTCCAGGCTGTAAATCGTGAATTGTTCAGGTTCGCCTTTAGTAAACGTAGAACTCTTGCCAACCAATTGACCTATTACATCTGGATAATTTATTTTAGTAATTGTAGCATCTTGTGTAACAGTAAATTCTTCCGATAGTTTAAGTGAAGGTTTAAACATCAAGCTTGTTACTCGCCAGCCATTTTCTTTGGTTATTATATTGAGGTCATCACCATCAATAGACATACTTAACAGACTATTAAACATACCTGGCACTCTTTGTATTAATATTCCTAAGTATGCTTTATAAAATGTCGCATCTTCCTCATTAATATTAATGGGATTATCAATATTGAATACTGCTGATAAGCCTTGATTAAATTCACTATCAGGTATAGTAGAAATTAATGCCACTACATCGTCGTACGACAAATTGGTATTAAAATATACTGTAGCGCCTGCATAAGTATCACCTACTTGCAAAGGTTGAGCATTAGTCCATTTTGGTATAGATTCTATTTTTTTGTTTACTCTATATACACCAAGCTCTTTGTACTGTTGTCTTGATTCATCAGCTGTTCCATACTGTTGAAATATACTATATATAATTAATGCAGCATCACTATACAAATAAGTAACCGCGCCGTTGTTATCGTGTGCTGAAGTTATAGACCAGCTCATAGTTCTGTAGCCAGGTTTATCGCCATAGTCTGGCATAAGGTCATCATATGATGGAACACCGTCTTGATACCAGCCGTTAACTGAAATGGCATTATCAAGAACAGTACTAATGGTATCTGTTAATGTACTACCTGTATAGTCATCTGGATAGTTAGGAAATACTGTATCGTTTGCAATATAGCCATCTATATACAATAAAAATACACCATACTCTGGGTTAGTATAACCCTGTTGTAAAAAATGTACCGTACCTACTAAAGCTCTGCAATAACTTCCGTCGCTATTTTTGTATTTATATGCATAAATATTATGCCAAGCATCACGATAGGCACTTATACCTGACACAGTGAAATTTTGCCTACCATTAGATGAGAATATCTTTCTATTGTTATTACCAATAGTCCAATAGTCAATGTACTTATTCATTCTAGACTGGCCAAGATAATCATCAAATGCATTAAAATCTATGACGTTAGATAGTAAATGCGGCAATGTTATATTTCTGTACTTTGCATTTTCAAACCTTACAAACGACCCTACGTATTCCTCTGCAAGATAAGCTCGCATCTCTTCCTCAGTGGTTGCAATGTAAGGATTCTCTGCAGTTGAACCTGCAACGTCTACAATGAACTTGCTATAGCCTTGGGCATTGTCATCATTAGGATAATAAGTACCGTTAGCATTAGCAGTCTTCTCTACAAATTTCATTGTACCAGTTACTTTATTGCCGTAGCCGTCAATAGCTTCTACGCCTTCTCGCAATTGTGTAGGGGCTGCAATACCGTTAGTCAATGTCGGCAATACTGTTACTACCTTCCACGCATAGCCACTACCTTCAGGTTTACAAGTATATATGGTGTTAGTATTTGTAACCACATAAAACTTGTTCAGGTATGCTATGCCTGCTGTAGGCAGGTCGCTCTTGGTTGATACAAGAACGGCCTTACCTATTTCGCCTACTTGAATATATTTCATTGAGTTACCTCCTCGCTTGCTTTATAAATATAATTTGCATAGCTTGACCAAGCTACTATCCATTCGTCGTAAAGACTGTCGGGAACGATTATTTTTGCTAGCTTGTTTATGCCATTAAAAACGTTTACATTTGATAATGTTGGCACACTTGAACATTGCGAAAAATCGTATTTCATTATTGAATAGCATAAATTGAACGCCTTATCACGTATATTAGTAGCACCGTTAGAGATAACAATGCTTATTAGTGAATAGCAGGAATTAAACACCTCACTGCCTATACTAGTAACACTATTAGGGATAACCACACTTTCTAATGAATAGCAATAATAAAACGAAGAATCACCTATTCTAGTAACACTATTAGAGATAACTACACTTTTTAATGAATAGCAATAATAAAACGCATACTTACCTATACTAGTAACACTATTAGGGATAACTACACTTTCTAATGTATAACATGACATAAACACATAATCACCTATACTAGTAACACTATTAGAGATAACTACACTTTCTAATGTATAACATTGACTAAACGCATAATTACCTATACTAGTAACACTATTAGGGATAACAATACTTGTTAGTAAACGGCAATAATAAAACGCATTATTATCTATACTAGTAATACTATTAGGGATAACTACACTTTTTAATGAATAGCATTGATAAAACGCATAATTTCTTATACTAGTAATACTATTAGGGATAACTACACTTTTTAATGAATAGCATATATTGAACGCATAATCTCTTATACTAGTAATAGTTGAAAATCTTACCTCCGTACAATAATAATTATGTACACCACTTTTTTGCCCAAACAATCCAGCACTTGACGATGTGTTCATAGTCGTGCCATCACATTTGATGGTATAATCACCATACGAAGTATAGGTATGCGACGTTGTCGTGTCGCTTGTGCCATCACCCCACTCTTTTGTGCCGTTCATATTGAGTGTGACAGACAAGCCCGTGTCCTTTGTGAGTGTTATATCAAACTCGTTTTGTCCGCTTACCGTTGTATAAACTGCACCAACCATAATATCGCTATCAGCAATAGTGACTTTATTATCGGAAACAGCAACACTTGCGCTCCATTCTTGAAACACAAGTTTTTCATGTGTAGGTGCTGTTGGCAAATCAATCACGTCACCAGTGTTGCCTTTCTTCTCCATTAAGACTGTGCCGTCATAATCAATGACTTTAACAGAATAGTCACCAAATGAAAATTCAGCCTCACCTTCCACCACTTTCCCTTCACCATCAATCAACTGCTTGCCTTGTGCCAAATCTGCCGCTGTACCAGGGTTACTCAATGTAGGTAATATAACATACTGCAATATATCTCCATCCTCGACAGCTCTGTACACTTCACCGTGTATCAGCATCTGGCCAGTTGTGGCGTCAATCACAGTCTTACCAGGACCAAGCCACTTAATGAAACTGCCTACAGGAAATGACTGGAACTCTGCCACAGTATAAGCAAGATACGGGTTAATCTTTGAGCCTGTACCGGTTTGCAAGTTACCTGTAAAGTCAAATGCAGTCTTACCAGGTGCTATATAATCACTATTTGCAGTAGTACGCGTGTCACCTATATGATAAAACTCTTCGTAATAGTATTTACCGTCACCGTAGACTACCTTGTACAATTCATTAACTTTGTATGGTACAATAGTTATACCATGAGTAGAGTCATATGCAATACCATACTCAGTAGTAGCTTGCTCAATAGTAAATGTAACATCTTGGTCGTACGTCCATATAGTCAAATTGCCTTGGTCATTGACACACTCTTTGTTCCATCTCCAATAAGGTTCAGTGCTAAAATACTTTTGTATTTCAATAGGTATCTCAGTAGGTGCAGTAAGACTATCAGTAAGATACAAATTACCATTTGTAAAATCATTCTTATTAAAATGCCAAGCAAGGTTATAGAACCTACCCGGTGTAATATATAATGTCTTTGTCGAGCCATTAGTCTTTTGCTGTATCTTGATGCGCATATTGCCTTTAGCGAAAAAGTCCCAAAAGCCACCATCAACAAGACTGAATACTAAATTTTTTACATGTTCCGGTACAGTTTTATTCTGTTCAGTCAAATATCTGGATATAGGCTCGCCAGCGTACTTAACAATACAGCCTGTGTACGCAGAGTTTAAGAAGCTTTGCATATCTGCTTCGCTATAGGCAAGGAAGGGGTTGTTTGCTGACCCCTTCTTCATAGCATTAGTTGAACCAACACCACTCATTTATTTACCTCCTTAAGAAATTCTTACTGTCGGCACCGTGACCGATGTCGGATAATTTGTTTTTACTGTTGCAAAGATACTTACCTTGCCCGCTTCAACTTGCACGTAACTTGAGAATATTTCAAGAGGAATTTGTAAAGCTGAGAAGTATACATCAGCAACATTATTAATTGTAACACCTTCAATATTTGCAGTATACTTACAAGGAAATTTATCCATCGTAGTGTCTGTCGATGATACAAGTGTAAACTCAACGTTGTTGTACTTCTTAATAACATTATCAGCAGTATTCTGAGCATCATTTATTTTTGTAACAAGACTATCTAACAAAGTTTTAATACTCTTATAAGTTGTACCGTCTTTTACAAGAATGTCTGCAACCTTACCACTTACAATAGATACTTGAACGTTTCCTGTAGTATCACCTAACGTGCCTTGCAAGATGCCTTTGTCGGTATTCGTTGCACTCTCTACTGTAGGTATAACGTAGTTACTCCAGCCTGTAGCAGTGTACATAAACTTGTAGCTCTTATCAGTACCACCTGTTACAATTTGTGTAAACAATACAACGTCACCGAGCTTAGGTGCTCTACTTACTTCTTGCTGTACAAAAGCGGTTAACTGTTCTGATGTAGGCAATGTGGCCGAGGACGGATATGTGCCTATAGGAGTTTCACCACCATACGCAGACTGTTCAAGATTGTTTACTCTATTTGTAAGTCCTTCATCTGCTGCTGTCAATTTTCTAATGGATTCTGCATGAGCAGATGATTCACCGTCGAGTTCAGTTAAAGCACCTTCTACAGTTTTTGCCTCAATGCCAGGAATATTAATTGCTTTGTCCTGCTTATTATTACCTAAGCCTGTAACTTTGCCGTCGAGCGTAGTTATTGAATTACTATTGGCAGTTATACGCTTATCTAATGCTCCTATAGCACTATCAGTAGCATTCTTATTAGCAATTATAGCTACAGAATTATCATTAACCTGTTTTACTAAACCAGAAGTAGCATCACCTACAGTAGTTTTTAAGGTATTTATATTACCTTCTGCGGTGAACATTCTACCTTTCAAATCTGTAACATTACCTTCTGCAGTGTTCATTCTACCTGCCAAATTAGTTAAAGCGCCTTCAACAGTAGTTTCTCCTGCAATAGGTTTAGACAACTTTTTATTTTGTTTAATATTATTTAGATACTCTACTTCAGATTTTACAAAAGTATAAACAGCTCCGCCTCTTACAAACCCTATACCATTTTCAGTAACAGTATCATCTTGATTAATAGTAAGCACAGGCAACTTACTATTGTCAAAGTCTCTCGTATTTATCTTGAATATACCTGCAACAGCATCGTTGCCAACAGGCACAAATACGAACAGCTGTTCATCGCTTACACTCTTAGGCATGCGAGGTACAACTGTCTCGTTTATATAATTAAGTTCACTCATTTACTACCTCCTTTGCATCCTTCCATAGTTCAAGACTTCCTTGTACGTTAGTGTCTACATACAACTTATGAGCACCTATAAGAGGATAACTAAAGTCAATATTTATAGGTCTTGCACTTCCCTTTGAATTAACTGTACCAGCAACAACTTTTAGCGCATAATCATAACCACTTTGTGACCATTCGTTACTTTGTTCCTTAGTGAACTGTTGGAAAAAGTAGAACGAGTATGGCTCGAGTACTTCTGTGTCTACATTATTTTTCTTTACAAGTTTAAGCTGCTTGTAATCTTTCGTGCCATCGCTTTTTACAATGTAATATATAGCGTAGTTAGCAGGAGTAACGCCAGCTTGTATAGCATCTGCAGGTATCAAAGTTGCGACACGGTTCCAAACAGTTTCTGCATCAGGCCACTCACCGTTATTGTCTGCTAGCTTAATAGCCTGTGTACTGTAGAACTTCTTGTACTTGTCCGTAGGATTCCAGAAGTTAGCCAAGTAGCGGTTCTCGCTTGTAACGTTAGCTGATGAGGCAACCGTGAACAACAAGTAGCTTCTCTTCACGTACTTGTTACCGTTCTTAACGTCCATCGCGTCGCTGAGTACGAACGGTGAACCGTCTTGGTTAACTATCCTGAAGCCCACCGTGAAGCTTTCGCCTTGTTCACAATATATGTCTCCGGCTCGTGTTATCATAAGCCACCTCCTTGCTGTGACGGAACGACCGGCTGTTTATTAGCAGCTCTGTTCCTGTCGTTGGTTCTCTCGACGTTTGCTGCATGTGTAGCACCATTGCCAACAGGACCACTGTTAGCTCTTGCGCCTCCACGTTGCTCTGTGCCTTGCTCAATGACTGCCATAGCCGCTTGCATAGCCTCAGGGTTATTAAGCAGTGCTTGTTCAAGCTCTTGAGGCAAGTGTTGACTGTTTTCACGGATACCGGCAAGTACCACCTTAGCCAGCGGGTACTGGAAGCTGTCCATAATGTTCCAATAAAGCTCAAGTGTTCTTGCATCAGCCGGATTGCCAAGCGCGCCATTAATGAACTTATCTTGTGTCTCTTGCCACATCTGCACGCGGTTTTGAGTCAATGTAGCAGCCGGGTCAGTGCTGAACTCGAAGTCATCTTTGTAGTATATCTGACCATTCTTGTCTTTGTCAAGGAACATGTACTTATTCCACTCAAGCTCTTCTTGTGTGCCATCAGGCAATGTACGAACAAAGCTTACCGGCTCATCGCTGAATGCAAGTAAGTATTTAAGTAACAGCTCGTACAGCCCTGCAAAGGTAGCCGCCTTCATCACTCGCAATGACTCAATACGGCCAGCCGTTTGTACTGTCGCATACTCCTTAGCTTTGCCTGATGTAGCCGTTGTATCCTTCTTGCCCTGGAAACTGTCAGTGACACCAGACGATGAACGAGCACTGTCATATAGCAATGAAACCATTGTCATATCCTGTGTAGTGTCGCTTACCACCTGTTTGCACTGGACCATAGCTGCCTCTTCCTGTGTACGAACACCGAGGACTTTAAGCGTCTCGTCCTTGTCGTTAAGTTTAAGCTTCTCAGGTTTAGTTAGCACGGCGCCAGCTTTAAGCGTCTTGTCAGTAGCCTTAGTAAGTATCTTGTTGACTGCGTCCTGCATATCAAGCAAAGTAAACACCTCACTGATGCCGTATATACTGTTAATAGAGCTTACGGCCGGTCGAGGTACGAACGGTAGCTGTCTTACAATATACTGAGGTATCTCAGTGCCTCGGCTAAGGAACACCCTGCTTTGCATACGGTCGTTAGCCTTGTCGTCACTCTCGCCTGCCTCATAGGGGTTGTATACTTCCATCAAGTCACGGTCAAGTATCTCTGTACGAGCATCCTCAAAGCGCATGTGCTTGCTGCCACATACCGGACAAGTATCTGCAATAGGTACGACTGTGTGGCATTTAGTGCAAGTACGGAGCTTACGTATCTGCCAGCTGTCCTCGTGACAAATAACCTGTCTACTGTCTTTGGCCCACATAAATAAGCCTACCTCACGGTTAGCATTGAGATAGTAGCAAGATACGACAGGTATCACGTTTGTATTGTTGCTAGTAGGAGTCATCAACCTACCGTACAGGTCATATATACGGGTGATGCTGATGTCACGTACCTCAAAGATGTACTCAAGGTCCTCGTATCTAAGCACGCCCGGTTGAGGTATTATCTGGTCTGCCAGACAAATATCCACCTTAGGCGAACCTGAGCGAGTAGCAGTCCTATCAAGGCTGTCCCAGCTCACCTTGTACCAAGTAGTGCCATCAATGAGTGTCGAGCGTTCGCTCTTGTCGTTTTCCTGTTTGCTAAGGATAGTGTCCATCGAGTACTTCAAGTAGCTCTCTGTGACGTCTACAAGGTACTTGTCACTCTTATGACGGGGCATCATCTTAGGCATCGGTATGCTGTTGTCAACCTTGGACTCAATCATCTCTTGGCATATCTTTTTAAGCTGACGACTCTTCTTCTTGCTCTCTTCACCTGTTACAGTGTTGATAGCATTGAGCGTGCCGAGGTAGGCTCTACGCCACATGTCGAGGTTCTTGTCGTTCACTTCCCAGTGTTGCTGCTTGGCACCATCTGCCAGCGCATACAATGTAGTGAACTTATTAAGTAGCTCCTCTTCCTCAGGCGTGTTGTTATACGTCCCGTTCACGCTCTGCATTAAGTATAAGTCTATTCTGTCCACGGATTCCTCCTTATAGTATTATGTATAGTACTCACGCCACTCAAGCGGAGCACCATATGTGTCAATGAACCGTTGTTGTTCTAAGTCGCTCATGTTCTCGTAGTCTTCCCACATGTCTGGGTACCACTTAACAAACTTAACTATCTTACGCTGTGGCATAGGCTCTTCACCTGTTAGTAGCTTGATTATGCGAGCCAGAGCCTGTGAGCAGGCGTCAACCATGTCGTCGTTCTTGGCGTATGGGAAGTGTGCAAGTTGCTCTATGAACTCCTCGTGAGGTTGTCTAGGCAAGCGACCTGAAGGCTCCATGTCTTGCATCTCCAACGGTGTCCAGTCTGTGCGTATGTGGCATCTTCGAGCGGCCACAAACGGGCTGATAGCTTGTGCACGGCTGAACTTACCACCGAGCGGGTTAACGCCGACGATAGGCGGTACGCCCTCTGTATACTGCAATGTATCAATGATGGCTGAGCCGTTAGCTTTATCCTCGATGACTAGCTCGTCTATGCCAGGCCACTCTTTAAGTATCTGCTGTATCTTATGCACAGTATCTGTGAAGCCCATGCGCTTATTGACCAGTCTTACCAGCCACGCGTCGTTGTCACGTATGCCCCACAGCTCGATAGCCACCTTGTCGCTGGTCTCGGTCTGCTTGAACGTAGCGTCGACGGAGAGTTGCAAGTAGTCCCAAGGGTGGTCACCGAGGTCGCACAGACGGTAGTATTGCCAGGAGTCCTTAGCGAACAAGTTGCCGTTCTCTGCTGTCGGATGGCCCTGGTACAGTGCGTTCCAGGTGTATGTACCGTCAGCGGCTATGACGAGCTGCTTAGCGCCTTTAAGCCACGTGTTGTCCTTGCGTATCTTTTGCGGCAGGTCCAGGTCACCCATGTGTTCGCCCATAATGGCCTCACCAGGCTTACGTCCGAGCGGGTCAGTAGCAGCATCCTCGCACTCGCAAGGTATGTTGATGTCTGCCCAGATGTACTCATGCCAGTGCTCTTGTATCCAGCCTATGCAGTCGTTCTCGACCCAGCGGGTCTGTATTACAATGAGCTTGCCACCGGGGTGGATACGGGTTTGGACGGATGGTGCCATCTCGTCGTGTATCTTAGCGAGCATCGTGTCGCTCTGTGCTTGTTCCTTGTTCTTGATAGGGTCGTCGATGATGAACAGCTCTGCAGGGTAGCCAGTGATACCAGCTTTCAAGCCAGCCGCACGGCACTTACCACCGAGCTCTGTCTCCCACAGTGCTACGCCCTGGACGTTGAGGTTAGGCTTAACACCGAATATATCCTCAGCGTACTCGTTGAACTTGTCACGGTTGCGACGACTGAAGCTTTCTGCGAAGGTGCCCTCGTAGCCGGCTATGATGACTGCATCCTCAGGATGTTTACCAAGGAACCAGCTAGGTAGTGTCTCAGTGACCGTAGTACTATTGTGTGTAGGTATTAAGTCTTCTCCAACCAAATATGTGCCATCGCCACTCACGCTTATACAATTACATACAATGTCTTTGTTTGTTTGATATGCGCTAGTTATGTAATATCGGCGGGACCTATCAGACTGTTTACCCTTAGCAGACCAATTATCAAGTATTTCTTGTTTACGGGATAGCTTAAACAATTTATCGCCATCATTAGGTCTAAACTGTACGCGATATGCAACACCTACAAAATCTCTGTCTTGGTTATGTGTAGTTCTAACTGTAAATGTAGCTTTGTAACCAAGCGATCGTATTAAAGTATACACATCGCCAGCCAACTGTTTATTGGCTAGAGTTATCTCAATTATACAATTTTGTTTGCTTATATTGCCATCTGTATCTAACAACCCTTGCAATAATACCAATCGTGTATCAACGTCTGCAGTTAGGTATTCTGTAGGAATATGTTTGTTATTAATCAAGTCATATGCTCTAAGCTTATCTCGTGGTATAACAACATGAGTTTGCCCAAGCTTAGTGTTTATCGGTCGCTTATCTGCTTCGGGTAACTCTTGCTCAAGGTCGTCAAGCTGCCCGCAAACTATACCAATTGAGCTATAACCGTCGCCCAGCCATAAGCCGAGCTTATATGGGTCAATAATCAATCTTGAACGGTCAGTAGTACCAACGGTAGCCCCATTAACCTTTATATATGGTGAACGCTCTAACCAGTATCTGTTCTGATTAAATATAGCTTGTGTCTCTACAGTTAGCTCACGTGTAGTAGCTGTCTTCTTGCTGCGATCTGTGTAGCAAACATTCCATAAGTGCTGTGGCGACAGCTCATCAATACTCTCGCCATTGGCAAATTCGACTCGCCAGCCTTTACAATAACAGTCAGGGTGTACCTGTATGACGTGTTGTATGCTTCCATCAGCGCCGTAGACTCTATCGCCCACGCGCAGGTCGCCATGCTTACGCCATCCATCAGGTGTCCATACCGGTATATTTTTACCGACCGCTTTCCCGTGCTGTGGAGGGACGCTGAGTAGCAGGATGTCCATGACTCCGTTGGTGCAAGGTGTCTCAAGGAACTCCTGCACCTTGTCGCATAGCCACTTATGGAAGTGCGACATATAGAAGCCACGGTTGACGTACTCACAATAAGCCGAGTAGTCCTTGCGGAGCTTTCGGCGTAGTATCTCGCCTTCCAGTGTGTGCGGTATGCTCATAGCGTCACCTCTATAGCTACCAGAACTGTAAGCGTCAACCAACCACACAATATAGCAAGTAAGCTGTTACTCATTATGCTCACCGCCTTCTACAAGATGCAGTGTGGCATCGCTCGTCGGACTCGAAGTATCTGTCTGGTCGTCAAGCTGTTCTTGCTCTGCCTTCTGCGCGCGGTGTGCTGCAAGAAGCTCAAGCTCCTCGTCAGTGAGCTGCTCGTACTGGTTAGCCGACACGCTAGCGTCTATCTTGCTCTCGTCTATAGGTTTAGCACCCATGATGTCGCGAATAAATATAGCAGCCTGAGTGTCTGTGCGAGCTTTTACTGCCTGACAAGCAATAATCATCTCGAGCTCAGTCGGTTCTCTGTCCTTGTCTGCAAGAGTGTCGATGTCTTTTTTAAGCTTGTTATAGCTATATTGTTCAATAAGTGAGTTAAGGTCTGGCTCACCGTATTTGTCTACAGTTGCTGGACGCATTGTTGCAGGGTTTTGCAATATTGCTGCACCGACGTTACGCCAAGCTTCGCGGGCAGTCTTCGGGTTTGCAAAAAGAGTAAGCATTTCTTTGCGTTCACGCTCTGTTTTGTTAGGTGTATTTGCCATTTTACTGCCTCCTTTGCTAGTTTCATTATTATTATATTATTAATATTACAATATATTACTATGCGCGTGCGCGTTCAATATATAATACGCGCGTGCGCGAAAATTTTGCGAAAAATTTTTACAAGATTACAATAAACAGCGCGGGCCCGGGGTTGAAAGTTAATATGGTTCAAAGTAGTTTTGTAGTTTTGCGGTAGTTTTTTGGCGATGTAATGTAGGGATTTACTATATATCCGCATATGGAAAGAGGCGCCTACCCGTGTTTTTTAATATGCTTCAAAAATGTATAGATATGAACATTGACAACCGAATATCCCAAGTACTATTTGATAGTCGGGTTTGCCCGAGGTAGGTCCGGCTATCGATAGGGGTATTCTACATAGTAGCCTCACAAACTACAAACCTAGAATACTAGTAGGCGGGTTGGGCCTCGCTCAACTCAAGAACCCTCGTCGGCATCGTTCTAGCCCGATTGCTATGCAATCTATCGTACGAGATTAGTCTACTAGCCGACGTGCCTCTCAAGTAGGTCACTCATCCGGAACAGTCCCCGGCCGAGTCTAGTCAACTCGCGAGCGCAAAGCCTTCGAGGCTCCGGCAACGGATAAAGCCTATATTGCGCTAGTGGAAGGCAGGCGCGTAGTACGACCGCGCTGTCGGCAATAGTCGTACATATGCCACTAGTAGTATAGCCGTGCAACTCGGCAAGTGGTAAAATAATCATAGTGAGGTGTTATTATGAAGACTATCATCATCAAAAGCGAAGCAACAACCACAGGTTATCAACTTAAACTCGTAAGCGATAATGGCGACTTCCGCACATTTAATCTCGATAAAATGGACCCGAATTATCCTAATCTTATCGTGTTGCCGAAGAATCCGGCCAATCGCAAGTGGATTAGCAAAAACAAACTCGACACAATCGCAAACTTCCCGGCAGAAGGCCTTGTACTTGAGTACAAAGAAAGCAAGAAACTCGGGTCGTACACACGTGAAACTAAGCCGCTCGAGGACTATCTCGAAGAGGAAGACCGCAAGACATACCTTGCACTTATCGAGAAGGCGAAGGCTAACAAAGAGGCCGCGATAGCCGCAGCGAAGGCAGCCGCGAATGACCCGGTAGCAAAACTCAAAGCCCAAATCGAGAAGTTGCAAGCACAATACAACGCACTCGTAAACGCAAAATAAGCCGGAGGTGAACTATGGACAGAGCAATAGTCAAGGTTGATGGTATAACGTATAGCGAGATGGACTTCTGTCTCGCTTACTATAAGAAAACTTTAAGCAGTGATGAGGTGACATTCTGCCTCGGTGACTATATCATAGATATGCCGGCGGAAGTAGCATACGGTGCTATCGTAGACGCAGCAGGGTCAAGAGTCGAGAACATGCCTAAATGCCTTGGCTACAGGGAGGCTTAACTATGGACACAGCAAAGATACACGTAAGACGCGGCAATGATGCAATTGTGCTTACGGAGGCCGAGTTTATCGAGGTATACGGCACAATGATAAAGCAAGATGAGCGAGTTACGCTTATGATAGGCTACTACAATATATCTTTGTCAGCAAATTTAGCGTTGGATGTTATCGAAGACGGCGCAAATGCGAGGGCTTTGGACAAGTTCCCGGGAGATTGGGAGGTAGATTTGGAGGAGTTATGAGCATAGAAGCGATGCGCGAGGCGCTAAAGCAAGTGCCAAAGTACAATCGTACTATCAGTGCGAGTATCACGTGGCAAAATAAGGTGGACGCTATGTCCGATAAGCAAGTCTATGCAGTATATTGCAGGCTTGTACTCAATAAGTAAGGAGGTAAAACGCACTCTACAAGATGCAATGAGGTGCCGATGGCCCGGCAAAATGGCCAAAATAGGCTCAAAAGTCCCCAAAATAGTCTAAAAATCGCGGTAAATCTTATATCTTATAGAAATTTTCCATATCATATAAGATTTTTGATTGAAAATTTTTAGATTTTTTATAGGGGGGCCCCCATTTTGCAGTTTAATTTTATATCTACAAAATAAGTAAAATAAATAGTCAAAATCACAGTAAAACGGTTTTACAGCATACTATTTAGTAGATTTTTTAATAAAAAAATAATATATAATATATATGTATATATACTGTATATATGATATAAAAATAAACTGTAAAATGCCCCCCCCCCTTATATTTTTCTAAAAATTTATGATAAAAAATCTTATATGATATGGAAATTTTTCATAAGATGTATGATTAATCGCTCAAATGATAAACTTTTCGGTCGCTGACCCGCACCACATCTTGTAAAACGCAAACTAAAACCATGAAAAACTTCAGACCACACAACCCAACATCAGCAGAAGACGATAAAGCACTTACACTAGGCAGCCTGTACGACAGATTTTGCAACCGTAACCAATGTACATCTTGCAAATTCTTTAATAGTATGGCTGATTGCAAGATACTATTCGCCGTACAATATATGCAAAAAGAAATCGACCAACTTAAAGCCACAAACGCCGCTCTTTGTGACCGCGTCGCCGAACTACACGATGACCTGAACACGACGGCACACAATATGACTAAGGAGATAGAACAATGCAACAAATAATCTACTATGACACTTTGTATAATTGTTGGTGTATGACCTCTGAGGTTAACTACACTAACCACATTCGCAGTGAGCGCTGTGTTGTAAAAGGCACAGAGTTTGCATCCGCCGAACAACTTCGCGACTACTTGGTCAAGTACGGCTACGGCACGAAAGACCAATATATCATCATACCGAGGGAGGAAAAGCGATGAACGACCACGACTACCACATCGGTGACCTTGTCAGTTATTGTGGCCGCCCGGCGATGGTTACTTTTGTAAGCAGCACTGGCAAGACTGCAGACATTGTCTGCCTTGACGACTACATTGTCATTAACACAGACACTCAGCACTTGCACTACCTTGGCTCCGGCCAACAGTACCTGCGAGAGGCTTGTGCCTTCGCTAGAACACTTATGCTTGTCGAGAAACTAAGCGCTATGAAGGAGGAACACGATGGACAACATTGAGCTTATAACACTACTGAGCGACTATGCCATATTTTGTCTTGACCGACAAGAAACAATGCTTAAAATCTACCGTAAACGCCATCGCAGCTACTGGCAAGTGTCCATAGATGCCTTCATTGTAACTTTAGCAATCGCTGGTATTATTGCGGCTATATGGTGCGCCATCATTGACTACATTGACGGCTGGTTGGCTGTGCTACTCACTGTACTCTACGGCGTAGCTATCGTTATATTTGTAACTGACTGCAAATCGACATGCGACCTTGTAACTTCATATAATCGCTACCTTAAGCAAGCGTCAAGCATCCCTGCGGCGCTCGAGGACATAGCATATATTGTAGAACAGTTGAACACATCAAACGACGACGCAGAGGAGGACGAACAATGATATTCACACTACTTGTATTTGCAGGTTTCCTTGCAGCATTCATTGCATTCTTTGGAGGTGCATTATGGTAAGAACAATTAAACAAAGCAACAGAGCAACAATCATCGGGCACAGATACGTCACATTGCGTAGTTACAATGCATATGTCGCACAGATAGACAAGGACGAAGGTACACTGACTCTTGGTTATTTGTGGCACTACAGCCAGACAACCTGGAAACATGTGCGAAAGTTCATTGAAGACTACCTTGAGTCACTCGTTGAGTGGACCAATGATGACGAGTGCTTGTACAGTGCGGCTCACGGTTGGATGGTTAAGATGCTACAGGCTAAAAACGGGCGCGCGTACATGCAGACACTCATTAATAACGGCGTCATACCTGTCGAGAGTGACTGGACATTGTACGACCGGATGATTGACGATAACTGAGGAGGTAAGATATGAAACAAGACAGATGCAGAGAACTTCACGAGCGTGAGGTTGGAACACTCAAAGAACAACAAGCGTTGATGGGCCTTTCCCGGACACGTCTACAAAATGAACCTGCTACACATCCTTACTTCAAAGTATCAAAGAGCAAACAGATAAAAACAAAGATAAGAAACAAACGGAGGTAACTATGACACATCGCTACATTGCAACATTTGTATACACAGCTCGCGTGCCTATCTACGCTGAGGACGAGTACGAGGCAGAAGACCTGGCCGACGAGATACCTGAGGACAAATACATTGATAACCTTACATTCGACCACATAGACATAGAAGAGGAGTGAGTATGCTACTTGACGAAAACTTGGATAAATACTATATTGAGGACATTAAAACTCCTCGGTATAGAGGACTCACTACAGGCAGAGCCGCTCGTAACAAGGTGAAATCTCACTGGGTGTACGGCATACCTTGTGTATTGCCCGATGAAAAAGGCAAATATCCGAGCAAGGTAAATGGCATACGCACGGCTGACGGCTCTATATTCCCTGTGTATCCATCCACCGTGTCAGAGTATACTGGTTGCGATGATTGCAAGGGCACACCTATCTACGAGGGTGATATTGTATGCAAGAACAAGAACTATATTCGCTTGGTACGATACAACGAACAATATGGCGCATACATCACACTCCGTAAAGGCGGACGCGGCGACTATAATGCTGACTACCTTGCAAAAGGTGACAACCTCTGTAGACACGCTGAGGTGATAGGTAACCTGTGGCAAAATCCTGAGCTACTTAAGCAACGCTGCCATACTGACTACAGTTTAGAGGAGGTTTATAAAGACTGAGTATGAAGACACACGGACACTATGAAACATCATCAGCAATAAGACAGATGACAGAACTTGTAGGAAGTTTGGTTGGAGACACAGTACACAGCCATAAGGTGAGAATGGTTATGATTCGTGCCAAGAAAAGACTCTATCGTCAGTCAAGACCAAAGAAAACGAGGTGTATGTATGAAAACTGAACAAGAACAAATTAAAGCGATTAAGCAAATTATAGACGAACGAGTTGAAACAACTCTCGGTTACGTACAAGGACGTCACGGCAACGTAATAAAAACTGTTGATACCATCATAATTGCAAGAGATATTGTAGAGGCAGGATACGGTGATGTTAAACAAGCACAAATCGATGTGCTGAACAAGTTGAGAAGAAGGTCGTGGCAAGGTTACCAAATCGGAATGTACATAGTAAGTACACAAGAGATAGACGAACTCATCGAGGAGGTGAAAGATGAAACTAAATAAACCAGGACGTAAAGTGTATGTAATATACGACAACACCATATCTCTTAAATATGCTGAATACATTGGACAATACAGCTTTATTGTAGCTGGATATGAACAGCTTACAAGCAATGCAAGAGAGTGGGACTACGAGGATTACGGAAAAACTTGGTTCACATCATTTGAAAAAGCAAAGAAGTTCTTGGTGCAATACAACTTGGAGCAAGGCATAACCGGCAAGATAATACAACTCTACATTGACTACTGGGAGTTCAAAGAAGAGGAGAACAACAATGACGAGAAAGATGTATAAAATACGAGCACTAAAACGCTACCACAGAGAATATAAAAGAAAAACGAGGAGGCACTAACTATGAAACCACCGTCAACATTATGTCCTTGCAAAGACTGCCCTGACCGCCATCAAAATTGTCATAGCGCGTGCGACGCGTACACGCAATATTCTAATGAACGCGCGCGTATATGCGAGGAACGTCGTTTACAAAATATCGACCACTTTGCATACGTTGAACGAGTAATAAAACATAAAAGGAGAAAGAACTTATGAAACCTGAGATAACAACAAACATCAAATGGTATTTAGCAACAGACATTAAACCCGGCGATGAGGTGCATAAAGTTGTAGCATTTGTAACAACAGGCTATATTGCAACACTGAGTGTATGCCAAGGACATTTTAATTGCTCATATACAGAAGACATTGGCGGTGAGAACGAGTTTGTAGCAGGTGATGACGTTTTGTACTGGGCATATCTGCCTAATTCACTTACTGCCGCAGCAAATAAATACAAAAAACAACATAGCGAAGAGTAAAAATTATAGAGTAATAATTTTTCGTTTTTCGAATATATTATAATGAATGACATAAATCATTAAAAATAAAGGTGGTACCTGACAAGGCTAAGTCGTGGGAAATTTTTTCTTGCTCATAAAAATCCTTATCAAATCCTTTGTATTATATAGTCATAATACCACTAGCCACCTTTAATATAAATGATTTAATATGCTGGTACCTCGTGAGGCTAAGTCGGGCATAAACTTTTTGCACCAGCCAGCTCTAATAAAAATAAAAACTACATTAAAATAAAAGGAGATTACAAACTATGGTAGAAGATACGAACTATCTTGCAACTATCATCGAAGAAGACGACGGTTTCCACGTTGTCGACCTGGACGGAAACAAAGGTCCAGTCTGCAAACTTTGCGAGGAAAATGACAAAACCATTATGCTCACTAAGAATGCTGCAAACAGAAAATATTATAGCAAAGCAAAAGCAAGACGCGAAATTGCTGAACAAGGTTGTGTTTATTTGTATTTCAAAGAAGCTAAACCGGCTGGTTCAAGCGTGACGCGTATTCCTAATGCGAAACTTATCTCTTATTTGCCGCAAGACCTCCAAGATGAGTACAATGCGATTATTGCAAGAGCAATTGAAGCAAAGAATGCTGCAAAGAAGAAACCGATGACTGACGCTGAAAAATTGGCTGCAAAGATTGCTAAGATGCAAGCTCAACTCGACGCGATGGTTAATGACACTGTGGAGGAAAACTAATATGACAAAGACTCTTGTAGATTTTATCCTTCCTGAGGATTATGACAGATACAACGAACTTCTTGATATGGCTCAAGAAGCAAAAGCAAATGCTCCTAAGAAAGAGCGCGCACCGCGTGGTCCTTTGACCAGAGAACAAAAGATTGCACGTAAAGAAAAATCCATTGAAGCAGCAAAGAGAAAACTCGAAGAACTCCTTGCAATGGAAGACTAATAAAAATAGGGACTGGTTACCCCACAGCCAGTCCCTTTTCTAAAACCCATTTTATAAATATATTTATATAATAACGGAGATACTGATGGAAAACATTTTGAAAGTTGATATTGCAAAACTTAAGGTTGACGAATTAGATAAACCTCAACGCCACCAAATAGATATTGCAGATGTATATAAACGCATGCAATATGCTATGTATCTTGAAAACCAAAAGAACTATCCAGAAGAATATTCTGAATTTGAGCTGGCACACCCCGATTTGTGCTTTAGAGGAGTATTGCCTACTAAATTTACTGAACTAGACGAAAAGGACAAGCTTATAAAAGCTTATGAATATAAAATTGATGATAACAAAGGTTATATGAAAGATGTAACAGAAATAAGAAAGGCTGAAGAGGCAGTAAAACAGGCAGAAAAAGAATATGCTGCAATGTTAAAGCAGGTGATTACAAATGCCTAAGTGGTTATCTATTGTATTAGGCATATTATGTACTGTCTTTTTTGTAAGTTTACCGTTGCTTTGCGCTGATTGGCGAAACTTTAGAAAGATTAAAATAAAGAAAAGGAAAAAGAAAGATGACAGATGAACTTAAAAGTTTTATACTTGAGGAAATAGATACATTGAACAATGTAGCAAATCAACGTAAAGAGTACTATGAAAAGTGCAAATTACAATTACTTTCTATACCGAATGAAACTGACGAGAAGTTGCGAATCAACAAAACTATAAATATAACTAATCAGTTGTCTTGCATAGAAGGTGAGATTATGGCTTATGACAATATTATAAAGGCATTAAATGACATACTAAACAAAGACAATCCCAATAAACCTAAAATGGCGAAGATAATACCTTTTGTAAGGAGGAATAAAGATGATTAAAGTAAACGTTCAACTTCCCGTGGAGTATTATAACATATTAAGTATGTTTGGTACGATGGATGAAGTTACTGCTAAAGCCTTGGAGTTATGCGAGAATGGTGAAATATTGTTGGAAACATTGCCACCAGTGTATGCTGATGAAACAAGCAAAACTTTTCAAGTAGTTATAAATAATAATTATTATGAAAATCTAAGAGAAATATATGGACCAACTAGTCCAAAAGTATCTATACGTAAGTTGTTGTGCTATATTGTAGAGAATGAAGTATATACAGATTATAAATGGCCAGTTGTTAGATTGTATGATGAGCAAACTCTTAAAAAGATAAAAGCTTACAAACTAGACACAATCGGCAAAACTGCAAAAATAATTCCTTTGATAAAAGATAAAGACATCGCGAGAGAGCTAAGTAATTTTATTATAACATTAGGAAAGTTGTGAGGTAAATATGCACGAGAATATTCTTACACCGATAACAGTAACTGTACAATCAAAATACGCTGAACGGCCTGATGACCTATGCGAGATGCTGCTAGTACCATTGTTAGATAATATAGACAAAGTTTATTCATACTTGATATATGCAGATTATTCTAATAAAACTTTGAAAGGTTGGACAATTAGATATTTAGTTAGTCAAGACGAGCAATACAATACTTTGGAAATTGCAGACGTTGTTGGACAAATATCTGCAGACATTATTAAGCACTATAATTCTGTAAAAGTTTCGTATGTTGTTGGATATAAACAGCCGCCTCTTGAAATAATTTGCGAGTTGTTTGACCCATTGATGCGCAAACTTGCATTAAAACAACATAGACAATGGCCTAAGTTAGAGTATGAAGATTTATTGCAAACTTGTAGACTTACAATGTGCGTATTGTACACAAAAGGATATTACGTAAATAAAAGGCTGTTAGAGCAATCTTTTTATAACGCGGTTTTAATACAATTGCGAAAAGAGAAGAATGCTCCTGTTATAACTAGCCTAAATGATATAACTTTTAGTCATGAAGGACAAGATGCACTCTCGGTTGAAGATATGTTGCCAGACTACAATGCTATATACGAAGAACAAGATAAAGAAGATGCCGAAGAGCATGAGCAGATTATTGCAGAAGAACGTAATATTGTAAAAGAAATGATTGGTGAAAGACAGTATGACCAGTTAGTACGTGAATACGGTAATAGATGTACTACCAACCGCGGGCAACGCCAAGTAGCTCGTATAAAAGGAAAATTGAAAGAAAGTAAAATTTTGAAGGAGGACTAAATGTCACATAGCAATTCATCGCTAAATTGTTTCGCTAATTGTATGGCGAAATATGAACACAATTACATCTTGCATACACCACCTTGCAAACCATTGTCGCCTCACCTTCCTTTTGGTACAATGGCACACGAGGTACTTGAAAAGGCTGGTAGACTTCGTGACGAGGCTGAGGATGGTGTAGTTGATAAAGACGCTTATTATAATATTATACCAAGTGAAGTACTTTATCCAGAGCTTAAACAATATTTTTGTATAGATAGTTGGGAAAAATACTTTACGCCTATTATCAAACAAATTGCTAAATATGAAAAAGAACTTAGGCAAGATATAATAGACCAATGCGGCAAATGTGAGATACAACGAGAACTTAAATTGCAGATGACACCTGCTGAACTCCTGCCGTATAGCAGATATTTGTTGCACGAGCCTCTCGTAGGTGTAATTGACTTATTGTTTCTCGGTACAAATTGCGCGACAATCATTGACTACAAGTTTTCAACCAAAACTAAAGGACAAGACGAGTTTGATATGAACAGCCAGTTACAAATATACGCTCTTCTTGTACATAACAGGTTCGGAACACCTCTTCGCAACATTAAGATTGGCTATATTGACATACCTAAACAAGAATTCGGTCAACCTACATTGTTGAGTAACGGTACATTGTCAAGGGCAAAGAGTCAAAACGTATCACAAGAATTGTATCAAAAAGCTGTTGTTGCAATCCACGGTGACGACCCTTACTATAATTGCGAACCTGGTGGTTATTATTATGACGCTTGGTGTAATTTTGCACATAATAAATGTGCATATTTGAATACACGATACCTTGAACAAGATACTTACGAGGGAATAGTTAAGGACATAATTGATGCAGCCTCGATGATTGATTATATGAAAGACCACAAAATGCCGTTCCTTAAAAAGTACGATAGTTATTCTTGTAAAGACTGTGAGTATTTGACAGCTTGCAAACCCTGGCTGACTGTAGGAGGTGACAACTAATGAACAAAATGAATCTTTTTAACTTTTATTTAGACGACGATGACAAAGCAAAAGCAATAGCCAAACTTGATAGACTTTGCGGCAATACAAGTAAAGGTAAACTCGCAGCATTCTTGCGTATACAAATTAAAAAGTTCAATCTTACGCCTGACGAAAAGATTACTCGTGAACTGATTGAAGCAATCGACGCCGAATACGTTATGTGTAAAAATAGAAACAAAAGGAGTTCAATGTAATGTATCTTAAAGACCGTATTTATTTGTTACAACATTATATAACATACATACAAGGAACAGACTCTCGCAACGAGAAGGAAGGTATAATCAATAGAATGGTGCCTGACGTCAAAGACGACTTCTATTATATCCTTGAAATTCTTGACGGCAAACACAAACTCGGCTATACTTTTGTAAATAGATACAACAAAGTAGAACACGCTGAAACAGACATAACATTCCGTAAATTCATTGAACCTCTGTTTAAGCCGATAAATAATCACGATTTGAGTGAGATGTATATTGCTAAATGCTGTGAAGAAGTTAACGATTACAACGACTTCATTGAACCTATTGTAAATAGAACATTGCGACTTGGCATAGGTCGTTCAATGCTTGTCAAAGATGCTACAGCTCCTATGCTTGCTAAAAAATATGAAGGTCAGAAACTTATACCTGACGATTATTTCATTACAGAGAAACTTGATGGCAATCGTTGCATCGCTAAATTTGTAGATGGTCAATGGACATTTACTTCTCGCAACGGCAAACCTATGAACGTTGACTTTAATATGGCTGGTCTTGATACAAACTTTGTATATGACGGCGAAGTACTTAGTCCTGAGCAAACTAAAGCCTCGATTAGACGTGCTCAAGGTGTATACGAACGACTTAATGCTGGTGAGTTCAATTCTACATCAGGTCTTATAAATAGTAAATCCAGTAACAAAAAACTTATATACAACATCTTCGATATACAAGAATTTGGATTGCCATATCGTGATAGACGTAGAGCCTTGAATGAGATGATGTATCAACAAGATATGAGCAATGGTGAAGTTCGTATTCTTCCTACTTTGAAAGTGTACAACAAGATGGTTGATGACACCGGACTTAATGAGTTGCTTACTGATATTGTTAACTCAGGTGGTGAAGGACTTATGATTAACTCAGGTAGTGGTTTATATGTACCTAAACGCACAGACGACTTGCTTAAAGTTAAACAAGTACAGACAATCGATATGAGAGTTGTTGATACTGAGTTTGGTACTGGTAAATATGAACTCTGTGTAGGATATATTTATTGTGAAGCAACATTGCCTAACGGTAGCAAGATAAGCTGCAAAGTGGGAACAGGTCTTAGTGATGAGCAACGTACAAGATGGGCTATGTATCCTACGGATATTATAGGTAAAATTGTAGAGATTGCATACTTCTCTTTGTCACAAAGCAAAAATACTTATGGCACAACACAATACTCATTGAGATTCCCAAGGTTGAAGAAAGTAAGGACTGACAAAAATGAAACAAGTCCATATTGATATAATAAATAAAGTAAAGAGGAAACTCAAATCAATGTGGTACACATCAATAGTTCTCGGTATAATCGGTATAATTGTAGCAATATTATTTGTGATACCTGAGATACCTTGGGAAATACCGATGGCTATTCTTTGTTGCATAGACGTAATAGTGGTTGTAATAATGCTTAGAGCAGCTTCATTGCAAAAGCGACTTGAGGACTACGAACAAACCCATAAAAATGATTGATTTTAATATATAATATTCGATTCTCGATTAATTATATTATGATATATCTAATCAATCCATATTATATATTAAAATTATCATATATGAGTAATAAATTAAAAAATCTTGAATATATTATAATGAAAGAAATAAAAACTTTACAGGAGAGTTTATATGGAAAACGAACAACAATTTTTGGTAATACAAGTTACTGAAACTGCGGACGGGCGATATACTTATACTTGCGGCCCGGGAATAAGTGTTAACGAAATAGCATTTTCACTCGCGGGTTTTGCAAAAGTTCTTGTAAAAGAAAAATTTATAAAACGGCCAAGCGAATTTACAACAATGCTTCGTAAGTATATTAATAGCCCAGATACAAACGAGAAGGTGGAAGAAAATGAATAAAATAGAAGTTGAAGTTCTCAATCCTGAGGTAATAACAAATTGTGAAAAAATGATGGTTTGTGCAGCAAGACTTACACAAGGCGGCCATAAAATTAAAAACTTGGATGATTTTATGGAATTGTATAATAAATCTTACAAACAAGATACAGCAATAACTATGCGTAATTTGCCGCATCCAACTATCCAAAAGTTTGGAGTTATAAATGTTGTTATTGTTGGTGCGTCACGTAGGTTTTTAATGCAGATAACAAGACATCAAAATGAAGTAAAATTTATGTCTGCGTCTTGCCAATACAGCGATTATAGTGATGACGCCGATTTTGTTATCCCTTATAATTTGCTAGATGATGAGAGTCCGTTGCGAAAAGTAAATCGTAACGAATATATAAATACTTGTAAAGATAGTATGAAGAGATACAAAGAGCTTATTATTGATGGAGTTGACCACGATGAAGCGGCGTATGTTCTTCCTCAAGGATTGCGCAATGTTTTGATTATAAGCGCAACGCCTTATCAATGGGCGCATATGATAAAGCAACGTATTTGTAGGCGCAATACATTAGAAACTAGATATGTAATGCTTAAGATATGGGAAAAATTACGTAATTACAACAGAGTATTGTTTGACCTAAACTGCGCGCCAGATTGTTGGAAAGGAAAATGCCCTGAAGGTAAATTTTGTTGTGGAAAAGCATATACATTGCTTGATACTCCGCAAGATATACTTACACACGATTTTAATAAAATAAAGGAGACTAATAATGACACAAGAAAAGTTTAACGCATTTGCAAAAAATTTTGTTAAGCAAACAACGAGCATGCTTTATGCCAAAGGTAAAAGTTATGCACTTAACCGTGACGATAGGCTCGAGCATTTTAAGCGGGCAGCTGAATATCTCAGCACAACTCCAAAAGAAGCGTGCCTTGCTCAGTTAACAAAGCACCTTATATCTATCCGTGATATGGTGTGTACAAGAAGACCTTACAGTGACAAAGAAACAGTTGAATTTTCACCTGAACAATGGGATGAAAAAATAGGCGACGCAATCAATTATCTTGTACTTTTGAGAGCTTTGGTTATTGACGAGGAGATTAGCAATGTCGCAAATGATTAAAGGTTATCTTGAAGATGCCGGAGTTGATATTATTCTTGACTATGATATAACTTTTAAGGCTCATTCAACTACAGTGGTACCTCTCGAGGTAGAGGCTGACGTTTTAGAAGATACTTGCGGGATGCTTATTGAAAGAACGTCTGCTGCAAAGCAAGGAATAATTATATCGCATTGTCCTGTCGATGCAAATTATACTGGAGAAATTCATGCAATAGTGCATAACTTGTCTGACAACGATATAACTTTTCCAGCAGGTATAGCATTTTGCCAGTATGTTGTTGTAAGAATAGAAACTTTGAGAAATATTCCTTGCAAAAAACAAGGTAAACGAGGCGATTCAGCCTTCGGACAAACAGATAAATAATTGGAGGCAACAATGGAATATGACAGTTTTGTAACTCATAGCATTGATATGTATATGGGCAAGCCAAAGTCAGGCAAGACGCTCATTGCAGCATCATATCCAAAACCTTTATTGTACGTGTCAATTGGCAATGACGGTGGCGGTCGAGTCATTATGACTAAATATCGTAGTGACGTGGAAAAAGGACTCATTAAGGTTATTAACCTTAGAAACGACCCGTCAATAGGCGGTAAAATTAAGAAAACTTCTTGTGAAAAACTAGCAGAACTTCTTGCTGAACTTCGTAAACCTGACGCAGATAAGTTCAAGACAATAGTTATTGATACTTTTGCAGCATTGCAAGATGACTATAAAGTTTATCTTGAAACTACAAAAGGTGGCAAAGCGTTGTCAATGCAAGAATGGGGTGATGTTGCAAAAATGGTTCTTAACTTGAAAGACAATATGAAACGTTTTTCGGAAGAACAAAAAGTGACATTTGTATGGATAACTCACACGAGTGAGCAAGAACTTACTGAAACATCAGGCCTTAACAAAGAGATACGTATTGTGCCAGATTTAACTATTAAAACTGGTATTAAATGTATGAAAGACGCAAGCAACATCTTCTATTGCTGCAGAAAGACTTGTCTTAATGACAAAGGTGAAAAAGAAGTAAAGTTTCTTACTTACGTAGGGCCTCACCCATTGATGGATACCGGTACACGAGATATGCTTCTCAAAACTGGCGAGTTCGTTGAGGACTTTAACTATGATAAGTGGCAAGCTTTGATTAAAGCAGGTGTACTTGATGAAACAAAAGTATTGACTCCTGAAGTTGATACAATAGCTGAAACAAAAGATGTTGAAACATCTGATGAAAACTAAAAATAATTATAAAGGAGAACAAAACAATGATTGAAAAGTTTAGTGATTATGAAAGCGTAGGTTTTCTTAACAAAGAAGGTGACTTCGATTTTGAAGTTAAAAGTGCAGAGCTTACTGAAAGTAAAAGAGGCTCTTTGATGGTAAAACTTGAAGTTGAAAGTAGACAAGCTGGTAAGTCAACTTTGTATCACACACTTGACCCGAAGGCAAGATGGTCGTACAATAATTTGATTAAAGCTTGCTTGCATGACCAACTTGATACACCTGAAAAAGTTGAGGCATTTGAACTCGACTACGAGACGATTCACAATGAACTCGTAGGTAAGCATTTTATCGGTCACGTTGAGATTGAAAGCTATACAAAAGAAGTTAAAGTTCCTCTCGACGACGGCACCTTTGATACAACCGAGGAAACTGTAGACAGTTACAAAATCAAGTCTTACAAGCCCGTTGTATAATCCTCCTGACGACCACGAGCAAGTCGTTAAACTGCACGCACTTATCCATTCCGGTTAAGTGAACGAACCGCGTGATACGCTATATGCCAGTATCACCACCTGGGGCCGCCGCAGGTAATCAGGCCGTAGGAGTGTCCATGCCTTGCGAAAGCTAAAGTTGGAAAGTTATAAGGTAAAGCGCGACCTTGCTTATTTGCTAAACTGCGCCAGACTCGAGTGCTCCTGAGCAAGAGCTTAAACTGCTCATATGCTCAAGTAACCCAACAGGCAGAGGTAACGGACTTAAAATCCGTAAAGTACGAGTTCGAATCTCGTCTTGAGCACCATAATAAAACAACGGAGGCAACAATGGCACAGACTGAAAGAGAACGTAAGGTACAAGAACGAATATTAGCCACAGTAAGAAAATACGGAGGCTATGTTTACAAAAATGCACAGAATATGTATACAGAAAAAGGTAGACCTGACTTAACAGCGTGTATACCTGCTAAACTTTCTAAACTTGTAGAGATGTTTGGCGAGGATGCTACAATAGGACTATTTGTAGGATTAGAGATTAAGCGTGATTGCGACCATGGTTATGGTACGACAGAAGCACAAGAAGTCGTAGGCCGTAAAATTAAGAAAGCCAACGGCATATGGTTATCTGTAGATGACCCACTTATAGTAGAAGCCTTAATGATTAAGTTCAAAGGAGACGACGATGTTATACAGTGAATACTTAGAAAATAGAAAGCCGTACCAAGAATACGGCTATTGGTTTTTATTAGAGCGTAAACACGCTTGTTTATTTTATAAACCCGGTAAAGGTAAGACCTATCCTTGTGTAGATGCTATACGAGATGTAGATAAATCACTTGACGGCAAAGCAAGAGTTCTTATTTTGTCAACAGCAGATGCCGTTAAAAATATGTGGAATGCTGAAATAGAACCTCAAGGAATACTGCCTAAAAATACAGTTATTATGAGTTTTACTTCTGCTATACAAGATAAAACTAAGCCTAAACTTTTGGGCGTATTATGGGATGTTATAGTTGTTGATGAGTGCCATAAAATTAAATCACATAACTCGCAAATAAGTAAACTTGTTTTTATGTTATCGAAAAAGGCTACTTATGTATGGGGATTAAGTGGAACGCCTCGTGGAAACAATGACCTTGATATATTTTGTCAATTCCACAATATGCATATAAGTGAGTGGGGTGATATTAAGTATACACAATTTGTACAACAATGTTGCATACTTGATAACAAGTACTTTGGCGGTCGTATGATACAACAACCTGTAGGTATTAAAGAACAATATCAACCTGGTTGGCAACGTAATATTGCGATGTATACACAAAGAGTAGAGTACGACGATGAAGACAATATGCCTAATCTTAATGTTAATGTTGTTAGATTGCCTTATACTCCTACAAAAGAATATTTGCAAGCTGAGCAAGGTGTAGTTAGTATCGGCGATTATGAAACAACTATGACTAAACTTGCAGCGATTACAAAGTTACATCAAGCCGTAAATGGTTTCTTGTATTTGACTGACGAGGTAGAGGCTAAAAGAGAAGTTTGGCACATCGAAAGAAATAAGAAACTTGACTGGTTAAATGACAATCTTACTGATGAACCGACAGTTATTGTATACAGGTTTGCAGAAGATTTGAATGAACTCAAGCACGAGTTTGGCCTTGCAAGATGGACTGAAAATATCGATGACTTTAAGTCTGGCAAAGCAAATTTGTTATTCTTGCAATGTTCAAGATGTGAATCGTTTAACTTGCAAATGTGTCGCAGAATTATATTTTACACGCTTGATTATAGTTACATTAAATATAATCAAATGTTACATAGAGTATGGCGTATGGGACAAGATAAACCTGTACAGATAGATATACTTATATTTGATAATACAGTAGAATCTAACATTTGGAAAGCTGTAGAAAACAAAGAAAAAATGGCAGACTTGTTTATGTCAATAAAAGGAGCAATTTAATGGACGAGAATTTAGCAAGACTTAATAAAATCTATCCTAATGGACAATATGTGCTAATACCATCATATAATCCAGAACTTTGGAAGGACAGAGAATACGATAGCTCATTAGATAATAAAGCTGCACTAAATAAATGGAAAACTAAACCTTTGTCTTATGCTGAGGCACAACAATACGTAGCAGAAGGCAAGCG